ATGAACCAGTACCGACAGAGGAGAGCCTGACATGCGTTTCCTGAAGACGAACACGGCGACTCGGGTGACCGTGGGGCCCTTCCTCGACAAAACAGACGGAATTACCCCCGAGGTCGCGCTGACCGTCACGAGCGAGAAGCTGACGCTCGTCGTCGACACCGGCGGCGTGCCGACGCTCGTCCTCGACGTCGCGCCCACAGCGAGCGGCGGGGCGAACGACATGGTGCACATCACCGGAGACGACGCGGGTCTCTACGACCTGGAGCTCGCCGCCGCGGACGTGAACTACCTCGGGCGCGCGATGCTCTGCCTGAACGACGTGGCGACGCACTGCCCGGTGTTCCACGAGTTCATGATCGTTCCGGCCGACGTGTACGAGTCGCTCATCACCGGCGTCGACTTCCTCCCTGTGGACGGCCACAAGCAGGAGTTCGCCATCGCCGGCGGAACGCTGCAGCCGAAGAAGACCGACGGCACGACGAACACCGGCTACTCGCGCACGCTCGCGACGGACGCGGCCGCGCTGCCCATCATCAGCTCGAGCTAAGGAGCACCCATGGCCCAAGGCGTAGTCACGATCCCAGCCACCGGCACCGGCGACGCGACGCCCGATGTCGCGGTCGACGACTGCACGACCGACGGCAAGGCGCAGATCGTCAAGCTGGGGGTCAGCACCGACGGTTCGGTCACACGCATTCCAGCCGACGCCGACGGCCTGCGCGTGCAGCAGCCGACCGCGAACAAGATGAACGTCACTGAGGCGAGCGCCGCGGACATCAAGACCGCGGTGCAGCTCCTCGACGACGCCGTGAAGGCCGACGACGCCGCGTTCGCGCCAGCGACCGACAAGGTGCTCATGGTCGGCGCCGAGTGCGACGATGCGGCGCCGGACTCGGTGGACGAGGGCGACGCGGGCGCGCTGCGCATGTCTGCGCGCCGCGAGCTCTACACGCAGATCCGCGACGCCGCCGGCAACGAGCGCGGCGCGGACGTGACCGCGGCGAACGCGCTGAAGACGGACGGCTCCGCGGTGACGCAGCCGGTGTCGGCGGCGGCGCTCCCGCTGCCGACGGGGGCCGCGACCGAGACGACGCTCGGCGCCGTCAAGACGGCGGCGGAACTCATCGACGACGCCGTCGCGACGACCGGCGCGGCCGTGCCCGCGAAGGGCATGCAGGCGACCGGCACCGATGGCACGAACGCGCGTGCACTGAAGACCGACGCGGACGGCGAGCTGCAGGTCGACGTGCTGACGGTCCCCGCGGACCCGTTCGGCGCGAATGCGGACGCGGCCTCAGCGACGGGCTCGATCTCAGCGAAGCTCCGCTTCATCGCCGGGACGGGCATCCCCATCACGGGCACCGTCACCGTCGGCACGCACGCGGTCACGCAGAGCGGAACCTGGACCGTCACCGTTGGCACCGGCGCGACGGATCTCGGCAAGGCCGAGGACGCCGCGCACACGAGCGGCGACGTCGGCGTGATGATGCTCGGCGTCCGCGCGGCCGCACCGACCGACCGCAGCGCGGGACCGACCGACGGCGACTACGAACCCGTCGGGATCAACGAGGTCGGGGCGGCATGGGTCACGCCGACGCCCTCCGCAAACGGCGGCGCGTCGACGATGAACGCGACGTCGGGCGACGGCTCGACCGCTCTGACGAACGCCGCCCAGGTCATCAAGGCGTCCGCGGGCACGCTCCTCGGCTGGAGCATCTACAACCCGAACACGGTCGCGGTCTTCGTGCAGTTCTACAACACGGCAGCCGCCGGCGTGACCGTCGGCACCACGGCTCCCCTGTTCGTGCATTCGATCCCGCCCGGCTCCACGAGCAACATGCCGCACCCCTTCGGCGTCGCGTTCTCGACAGCGATGTCCTGGGCAGCGGTGATGACCTCGGCCGCTGGCAACACGGCCCCCACGACGGCCCTCGACGCGGTGTGCTGGTACAAGTAATGGGACTTCAGAAGGACTTCTTCACGTCGCCGACCTCGTCCGTCACCTGGACGAAGCCCGCCGACTTCGTCGGCACCACGATCACGATCAAGGCGTGGGGGGCGGGCGGCGGCAAGGACACCGCGAATGGCGGCGGCGGCGGCTTCGTCAAGGGCGATCTCGACGTCACAGGCATCTCGTCGCTCACCGTCATGGTCGGCGGCGGCGGCGGGAGTTCTGCGGGCGCTGGCGGCGGCGGCGGTGGTCGCTCCGGCGTGCTGAACGGCGTGACGAACATCGTCTCCGCCGGCGGCGGTGGCGGCGCAGGCGGCGGGGCCTCGGGCGGCGCAGGCGGCGCGGGCGGCGGCACTACCGGCGGTGCGGGCGCGGCGGGCGGAAGCGGCACAGGCCCCGGCAACGGCGGCGGCGGCGGGCAGGCGGGCGCGGGCGGCGCAGGTGGCACGGGCGGCTCGACCGCCTCCGACGGCACGGCCGGTGACTCCGTGACGATCGGCACGGGCGGCCTCGGGGGTAACGCCAACACGACGGGTACCCAGGGCGGCGGCGGCACGGGCGGAACGAGCGGCGGCGGCGCGGGCGGCTCGGTGGCGGGCGGCGACGGCGGCGGCGGCGGCGGCGGCGGCGGGTGGCATGGCGGCGGCGGCGGCGAGGGCTCGTCGGGCTCCGGCTCGCGAATGGGCGGCGGCGGCGGCGGCGCGAGCAACGACGTGTCCGGCGCCACGAACACGACCTCGACGCAGGCTGTGACTTCGACCGTCGCGAACGCGGCGGACGAGGACTTCAAGACCGGCGTCGGCAGCGGCGTGACGGCCGGACCCGGCATGGTGGTCATCATCTACAAGGCCGCGCGGTCCCTCTGTGGAATGGGGTGCGGCTAGTGAGCCTGCTCCTCCTCTTCGGCGGAAGCGGCGCCGCGGCGGCGCAGGCCGGCTACTTCTCGCCGGTCGCCCGCTTCATGGGCGGCGCGGGCGCCGGGCCCGCGCAGGCGGGCTACTTCTCCCCAGTCGCGCGCTGGATGGGCGGCGCGGGCGCGGTGAGCGGCGCCGCGGCGTACTCGTTCCCGGTCGTCGCCGGCGTCTCGCGCGCGATGTTCTCCCGCACCCGAACCGTCGCAGGAGCCCGCTCATGATGATCCCGATCGACGAGGTTGTTCACTTCGACGTCACGACGCACGTCCCCTCGACGGGCGCGATCTCCGACGCCGACGCGACGCCGACGTTCGACGTGTACGAGGAGGCGACGGATACCGGGCTCCTCGGCGCGACGAATCTCACGAAGCGCACCTCGCTCACCGGCAACTACCGGGGCACGTTCACCGCGTCCGCCGCCAACGGGTTCGAGGCGGGCAAGTGGTACGACGTCGTCGTGTCCGCGACTGTGGACAGCGTCGCGGGTAAGACCGTGGCGATGCACTTCCGCGCGGCGCCGGCCGAGGTGCAGGCTGGCGTCCCCGTCGTGGACATGACCTACATCGGCGGCGTCCTCGCCACGGCGACGGACATCGCCGCGACGGTCTGGAACGCGCTCACGAGCGGCATGAGCACGTCGGGCTCCATCGGCAAGCGGCTCGTCGACTACATCACCGGCGACACGTACGGGCGCCTGGGCGCCCCCGCGGGCGCGAGCGTGTCCGTGGACATCGCCGCGGTAAAGGCCGACACCGGCAACCTCGTCACGCGGATCACGTCGACGCTCTTCACCGGGATCACGTCGCTCGCGCAGTGGCTCGGCCTCATGGCGGGGAAGCAGGTCGGCGACGCGACGGCGCGCACCGAGCTGCGCGCGACCGGCGCCGGCAGCGGCGGGTACGACGAGACCACGGACGCGCAGGAGGCGATCCGCGACAACATGGGAACGGCGCAGACGGGCGACTCTTACGCGATCGTGAGCAGCGTGACGCACGGGAACGCGGCACTGAAGGCGCTGCTCGACGCGATCAAGGCGAAGACGGACAGCCTGACGTTCACCGTCGCGGGCGTCGTGGATGCGAACTCGCTCCGGATCGGCGGCACCGTGCAGACGCCGGGCGACCTCGCGGCACTCATCGCGACGCTGACGGCGTACGTCGACACGGAAGTCGCCGCCATCAAGGCGAAAACCGACAACCTGCCGACGGACCCGGCCGACGCGAGCGACATCGCAGCGAGCTTCGCCTCGATCGCGGCGTCGATCGCCACGCTCGCCACGTACGTCGACACCGAGGTGGCCGCGATCCTCGCCTACGCGACGCGCACGGTCATCCGCGGCACCGTCGGCGTCGCGACAACGCCGAGCGAGACGCAGTTCACGCCCTCCGCGCTCTCGCCAGCCGGCGTCGCCGCGGACCAGTTCAAGGGCCGCACCCTGATCTTCGACAACGACACGCTGACGCCGGCGCTGCGCGGGCAGGGCACCGACATCACCGCATCAAGCGCCGCGGCGCTGCCGCTCCTGACCTTCACCGATCTCACGACGCCGCCGGCGGCCGGCGACACGTTCAGCATCGTCTAGGAGGACCGTGCCTCACCCAGTCACGCACCTCACGCAGCCAAGGACGCACGGCGCGTTCACGGGCGGCCGCTACGGCAGCTTCGCAGGCCGCGCGCAGGCGCTGGTCTTCGGCGGCCGCGTGACGCTGCGCGAGCGGCGCACACTTGAGATCCGCGACCGTCCGACCCTCTCGCTACGCGAGCGCCGGACGCTCGAGGTTCGTGACCGATGACGAGGGCTCTCGCTGGTGCCCCACCGCCTGCCGCGGTTGAGAAGGCGCGCGCGAACATCGAGCGCGTCGCCAGCGACAGCGGGAAGAACCTCGCCGAGATGCGGCGCCTGCTCGACGAGGCCCGCGTGCGCCTGCGCGATCGCGCGCTCACGGGCACCGAGGCCGACGCGGCGTACGCGCGGCGGATGCTGATCTCGATCGACGAGGAGATCCGCCGCCTCGACCAGGTCCTCCGCGACCCGCTGCAGAAGAGCTTCCGCGGCGCCCTCGTCGCCGGCGACACAGATCTCCTCGAGCAGGCGCGCGAGGCGCTGGGCGTCGGACGGTTTGTCGGCTTCGCCGGCGTCGACAGGGTGCTCCTCGACTTCGCGGCCGCCGACTCCGTGGACCTCGTGAAGCAGGTCTCGGAGGCCCTTCGCACCCGGCTGAACCGCACCTTCCGCGCCGCCTCGACGGGCTCCGTCACCGTCGAGCAGGCGGCGCAGCAGATCGGCGGCTCGCTCCTCGAGGCCGGACGGCCGACGGGAGTGTTCGGCAACATCTACACGCAGATCGAGCGCGTCCACCGCACCGAGACCGGCCGCATGTACCAGGGCGCGATCGAGGCGCGGCAGCATCGCGTCGCGCAGGACACCGGCCTGAAGGTGGAGAAGCGCTGGGTGAAGACGCGGCTCGGCGACGGGCGCGACCGCGAGGCGCACGTCGAACTGAACGGCACGACGATCCCCCTCGACGAGCACTTCAACGTCGGCGTCTACGGGGAGGCCGCGAAGGTCTCGTTCGAGGAGGCAGGGCGTCGCCGTCTCGAGCAGGGAGAGCGGGCGAGCGGGCCGCTGGATCCGGCGCTGTCCGCTGAAAACGCCGTGAACTGCACCTGCACGACCGTGACCGTGTTCCCGGAGATCGGATGACGCCGCCGCTCGCCTCCCTCGCGATGATCGCGCTCGTCCGCGACCGCACGACGGAGAAGGCGCTCGTACGCGCGCTCCAGTCCGTCGAGCCGCTCCTCGCGGTCGGAATCGACGAAGCCCGCATCGTCCTCGACGACAGATCGATGGCGCTCGACTGGCAGGTGCGAGACGGCGGGCGGGACGACGGCACCCTGAGCTTCACGCGCCGCGCCTGGCCGGAGTCGTTCGCGGACCAGAGGAACTTCGCGGACTCGATCTGCCGAGGCGATTGGATCGTGCTGCTCGACGCGGACGACGTGTACGAGACCACCGGGGACCTGCGCCGGCTGATGCTCGAGGCGCCGTCCGACGTGGACGCGATCTTCGGCGAGCACCGGTCCGTCGACGAGCACGGCGCCGTCGTCGAAGTCACGCGGCACGCGGTGGCGTACCGCCGCGGCCGGTGCTCGTGGAAGTGGCGCGAACACTCCCAGGTGCTCGGGATCCGCCGGTGCATCGACTCGACGGCCGTGATCCGCAAGACCTACCGCAAGGCGGACCTGCCTGGGAAGGCACGGCGCGCCATCCCGCTGCTCATGCGGGACCTCGAGGACGAGCCGAAGTCAGCGCACGCGCCGTTCTTCCTCGCCCGGAGCTGGTGGCTGCTCGGCGACGCGCGGCAGGCGATCGCGTGGGCGCGGCGCGCCATCGATCTCGCGCCGGACGACCGCGGGTACGCGACGGCGTGGGTGCTGCTCGCCTGGGCGACTCTCGACACCGAAGGCGTGCCGGCCGCCGGCGCCGTCGTGGACGAGGCCATGCGGTGGCACCCCACGATGCCGGACCTGTTGCACGCGCGTGCGTTCCTGGCGGCCGCGCGCTGGATGGACGCTTGCCAGGAGGCGGAGTCGTCGTGGCGCATCACCGGGATCTCGACGGCTCGGTTCGCGCCGCGGCTCGCGGAGATGGCCATGTCCTTGGGGTGGCCGATCGCAGCGGAGGCAGCCGATGCCTGAACTCATCCGGATCGACTCCGTGGCGAAGCTGATCGGCCGCAAGACCGATACTGTTCGCAAGTGGTGCGATCGTGGATTCGCTCCCGACGGGACGCGGCTCAACGTCCACCGGGACGAGGCCACGAAGATCCGGTACTTGGAGCGCGTGCAGGTCGATCGCGTCGTCGCTGGCCTCTTCCCGTCGAAGTGGAAGCGCGCCGCAGCGGGCGTCGCCTGATCGAAAGTGTCCTGACCGATCCTGCCGGGTGCCACACCGTCACCTAGACACGCGCGGATCTCGGCCACACGCTTCACACCGCGATGTCGAGGCACGCCGTCACGGTGGTCTTCAAGGACCTGCACAAGGGGCTGAAGGTCAGCCGTGCCCTGTCGGCGCTGGGCTTCGACGCGATCAAGTACGACGCGAAGTGCGTGCTGTGGACGGCCGAGGACGCGGTGCGCGTCACGATCGACCACCCATCGCTCCCCGAGGTCGCCGACGGCGAGGAACCGCACGAGATCCAGCCTGGCGACTTCCCGCGGGCACTCGCCGGCCGGTTGCCGCCGGTCATCCCGACCGCGCCGCCCCCAGCCACGCCGGCCGAGGACACGACCCCGCCGGCGCCCGTCGACGGTGAGACGGCCGACGCCGAGATCCCCGAGGTCGCCGACGGCGAGTCCGCCGCTCCGCCCGAGACGGAGGCGCCCTCGGGCGCCGCGTCGCGCCGGCGAGGCCGTCGATGATCCTCCCCGAGGGGATGTCGCTCGAGGACGTCAAGCGCGCGGTCCGCGCCGCGATCGACCTCCGCTTCCCGCCGGGCGCCTCCGGTCCGTGGCCGTACGTCGAGGCGACGCAGGAAGACACCGTCATCGTGGACGTCGGCGGCGCGCTCTACTCGATCGGCTGGTCGATGGATGCCGCGGGTGTCGTCACCCTCGCCCCCGGCGCCGCGGCGGTCATCGAGAAGACGACGTACGAGGCAGTCACGGCCTCCGTCTCCGTGGTGCGCGCGATGGGCGGGAAGAAGTACCGCATCCGCGTGCTCGCCGCCGGCGAGACGAAGAACGTCGACGACGGCCTGCCGGTGTTCTTCGACGACTCGGCCGACGCGCTCTCGCAGGAGGCGCGTCTGTTCGCCGGCTGCAAGCTGTACGGGTTCAAGTTCGCGGACGGCACCTTCGATCACCTCCCCGACAACTCCGTCGAGCGGAAGTGGCTGCGGCAGCGCAACGAGTACGGGTTCCTCTCCGACGTCGCCGTCGAGGGGACCGAGATCCATGCGACCGCGAACCTGCACGACGACGTGCCCGCCGAGGTGCTCACCGCGATCGACGCGGCCGCCGATCCCTCGAAGAGCGCGGACGCGAAGCCGCTCGGCCTGTCGATCGACGCCGCGTGCACGAAGCAGAAGGCCGTGCGCGCAGGCAAGCTCGTCTCGCTCTACACCAACTTCCGCAACCCGTCGACGCACCCGGCGTCGATCGACATCGTCACGAGCCCCGCCGCGAAAGGCGAGTGGCTGCATCGCGTCGCGGCCTCCATCCGTGATCGCAAGGAGAAGAGCTCCATGACCATCGCCGCCGCCCTCGCCGTCCTCGCGCTCGAGACGAGCACGCCCGAGCAGATCCAGGAGGCGAAGCGTGTCGTCGCCTCGCACTCCCCCGGCACGGCCCCGGTGACGCCGCCCGTCGCCCCCGCCGCGGTGCTCGATCCGGCCGCGGAGGCGCGGATCAAGGAGCTGGAGTCGCGTACGACGGCCGCTCTCGCCGCGGCCGCCGACGCGCAGAAGAAGCTCGCCGAGTCGACCGTCGCCAGTTCGATCGCCACGGCGAAGGCCGAGGCCGAGACGCTCGTCCGGGCCTCGAAGCTGCCGGCGAAGTCGCAGGCGTCGATCATCGCGGCGATCAACAAGGACATCGAGCGCGACGAGACCGTCCGCGCGTCCGCGGTCGCCTCGACGCAGAAGCTGATCGACGAGCGCCGCGCGGAGCTCGCCGAGATCGACTCGCGCGTGCGTGGTTCGGGCGCCTTCTCGCGCCTCGAAGTCGGCAGCGAGCCGCGCGACCGCGACGCCGTCATCCTCGACCGCATGTTCATGGGCACGCAGACCGACAAGCTCGGCGAGCGCGTCCTCGCGGCGCTGAAGGCGGAGAACGGCGGCAAGTCCATCGAGGACCGCGAGCGCGCCCTCGGCATGCCGAGCGGCCGCATGATCGGCCCACGCCAGGCGCTGAAGATCATCACCGGGATCGACCCGGCCGACTGGCGCAACGGCACCTGGGACATGGACCGCGAGCGCGTCCGCGCCAGCGTCGGCGCCACGGCGATGGCGGACGCGTGGGCGGACCGACTCCACAAGATCGCGCTCCTCTACTACACGCTGTCCGACTACCGCCGTGACCTCCGGAAGCTGGCGAAGGTCATCTCGGTGAACGACTTCCGGAACGTCGACTTCGTCGCGCTCGGCGGCTACGCGAACCTGTCCTCGGTCGCGAAGAACGCTCCCTACACGGCGCTCTCCACGCCGAGCTCGCAGGGCCACGAGTTCGCGGTCGGGAAGTTCGGCAACACGGAGTCGGTGGCGTGGGAGGACATCGTCAACGACGACATGCAGGTCGTCCAGCAGACGCCGCGGCGCCTGACCGACGCCTACGCCCGCACGCTCTTCGAGGCCGTCGCCGACAAGTACTTGGCGTCGAACCTCACGACCGACACCACGGACTACGACAGCACCGTGTGGTGCGCGACGTCGCGCACGCCGGACAACTACGCGACGACCGCGTTCAGCGACACGCAGCTCGCCGTGGTCGTGAAGCTGATGTACCAGGCGGCCGACTTCTCCAGCTCGAAGCGGCTGGCGCTGCGGCCGCGGCACGTCCTGCACCCGATCGACCTCGAGAAGACGGTCCGGGACGCCCTGATCGCGACGCCGGCCGAGCGCCCGGGCATCACGACGGACTACAGCTACGCGCAGAGCCTCGGGATCGAGCCGATCCTGATCCCGCACTGGACGGATGCGACGGACTGGATCGCGATCGCCGACGTCAACGGCCCCGCGCCGCCGCAGGTGCTCGCGTTCCTCAACGGCCAGGAAGAGCCCGTCATCGACACCCAGGACATGCGGAACATCGGGTCCTGGTTCGACCGCGACAACGTGACCATGAAGGTCAGCGGCGTGTGGGGCAACGACCTCGTGCGCCACGAAGGCATCTTCTGCAGCGAGGTCGCCTAGCCCTCAACCTGAACTGAAACCGCGGGGGCGGGAAGAGCCCGCCCCCGGATGGTCCCCCGAGAACGACAAGGCCCTGAGACGCAGGAGAACACGTCATGGCGAACCTGGACCCGGCGGTCGGCGACGTCTACTCGCTGGACTTCTACTGGAAGACGCAGGTCGTCAGCGACCTGACGACCGGTCCGACGCGGAAGGTCCCGTTCAAGGGCCGCATCGTGAAGGTGCTCGGCAACGTCGACGCGATCGGCGGCACGACCGTCCACACCGACATCGACATCGTCATCAAGGACGGGTCGACGGTGGTCGCGACCTGCGCGGCCGTCGACGGCTCCGCGATCGTCTCCGGCGGCGCGATCGTGGAGACGAACCACGAGGTCGACGCCGGCGACGTGCTCGAGATGGAGATCGACATCACCGGCGGCTCGTCCCCGACCGCGGACGGAGTGTCGGCCCAGCTCTGGATCGTCCGCACCTAGGCCATGCCCGCATGGCCACTCCCCTCGCCGATCTGGTGAAGCTCACGGAACGGCGGTGCCCTGCGGGGCCCGCCGTTCCGGGTGTCTCGGGGACGGCCGACTACGTAGCCGACGCGCTCGCGCGCCTCAACGACGTGGCGCCGCGCGAGGTGAAGCTCCAGATCACCGGGGACACCACCGACGAGTACCCGCTCGGTGACGACTGGTCCGAGGGCTTCAGCTACGTCAAGCGCGTGCGCATGGTCGAGAGCGCCGACTTCGATGAGCCGGCCATCTGGATCGAGCACGAGGACTACGAGGTCGAGTACGGCCGGTCGCAGGTGACCGCCGAGGCGGTCGGCGACGGGGACGGGGAGAAGGTCGTCTTCGCGCTCGCCGTAGACCAGGCGATCGACGGCGGCGCCGAGGTCACCGTGGACGCCGTGCCGCTGGCGGGGACGGCCTTCCAGGTCTTCAGCGGGCCCGACGGATCGGGCATCCGGTTCAACACGGCCCCGCCGGACGGGGACGCGATCGTCGCCACGTACTACTACGCCGTGCCGCAGATCCGCTTCCTGCGGTGGGTGCCGAGCAGCTCCGACCGGATCATCGTCGAGTTCACGGCACCGCACGAGCTCGAGGACGACTCCACGACGCTCAACGTGAACGACCAGAAGGCGCTCGCGGATCTCGCGGCGGCCATGAAGTGCGAGGCCGCGGCGATCGCGTGCCTCGCTCTGATCGACCAGGACTCGCAGGAGGACATGGTCGACTTCGACCGCGGCGACCGCGCGGCGAAGCTCGAGAACGCGGCGAAGCGGCTGCGTGCCTCGTTCAACACGCACTTCGGGATCACCTCGACGACTGGACTGCCCGACGAGGCACCGTCGTCGTTCGCCATGGTCGACGTGGACGTGCCGACCACGACCTCGTCGCGGTACCGCCACACGCACCCGCGGAACGAGTTCTGATGGCGCGCGTCACCCTCGTGATGCCGTCCGACCTCGAGACGCTCGATGAGCGCGTCGCGCAGGCCGTGGTCGCCGCCATGGTCGGCGCCGCGGAGAACACCGTCGCGCAGGCCAAGACGGACCCGACGCTGCCCGTCGTCACGGGCGGCGCGCGCCGCAGCTTGGCCGCCACCCCCGTGCGTGCCGTGGGCGATCGGCTCCGCGTGAGCGTGGTGGCTGTGGGCGAGGCGGCGCAGCGCACCGAGGTGCTCGACAAGGGGCGTGCGGCCGGCGCGCCGGGCCCGTCCTGGCGCCACTTGGCGTTCGCGCCGGGGGCGCGCGGCGCCAAGAGCTCCAACTTCGCCGCCATGCGCGGCGGCTGGCTGTGGCGCCGGTGCCGCGAGCAGGTCGAAGCGAAGGCGACGGAGCTCGCCGCGCTCTACCGGGCCGCGCACCCGAATCAGCGCAAGGCCAAGAAGCACAGGACGAGCGTCAGCTCGCGGGAGTACTGGCTCGCGAAGGCCGTCGTCGTTCTCGCCTCCTCGAAGGCTTCCGCGATCCACGCGATGGGTATCACGGCGCGCGGCTTCGTCAGTCGGCAGGTGCAGTTCATGCACGGCCGTCTTCGCCTCCACTTGCGCGCGCAGTTCGTGCGCCTCGGCATCACGACGAGGTCCGGCCAGTGAGCCTCTCCACCATCCGTGCCGCTCTCGCCACGACGCTCCGCGGGATCTCCGGCGTCGTCAACGTCGAGGAGGAGGAGTCCGAGGGCACCGACGAGCAGACCGGGTACGCGGCCCGCACAGACGTCGACCGAGTCCACTTCTGGCGCGTCAAGGCGTGGCCCACGAAGGGCGAGTACGGAGCCGGGTACGTGGAGCCGCGGATCGCGCTGCGCGTCCAGGGCTTCTACGGAGTCGCCCGCGAAGCGCCGGCGGAGGGCGTCGTGTCCGACAGGCTCTTCTCGGACCTCGCGGCGCTGGTCCTGACGACGCTCCAGGCGGCGAGCAATCGCAACCCCGGGGACTGTGTCGAGACGAGCGAGCCCGAGATGGCCCCAGCCCACGCGCGCATGGTCCAGGTCGGATCGAAGCGCGTGCGCTGCCACATCGCTGAGATCGCCTACACCGCTCAGGAGGAGTGACTCATGGCCGGAACCGAGATCGGCGCAAAGGCTGGCGGCTGCGCGTTCCGCCAGGGCTCGACGTGGGGCACCGCTGTCGCCGTGGAGGCGAACGGCGGCATCAAGCTCCTCAACTACTCGCCGAACGGCGGGCAGGCCTCGCTTGCGAACGAGGAAGTCGGCGCCGTCGCCGGGTCGGTGCCGGACATCGGCAACGAGGGCTGGGCGCCGTCCTTGAACGGCAAGGCGCGCTACGGCAACTTCGGCCGGCTCCTCGCCTTCATCTTCGGAACGAGCGGCGCGCCGACGCAGACGCCGCCGTCGACCGGGACGACGTACCTGCACACGCTCACGTGGCAGGACACGCTCACGAAGTTCATGACGCTCTGCCTCGGGGCGCGCGCCGGTGCCAAGCCGCACGAGTTCCCGTCCCACAAGATCAACGAGGTCTCGCTCGTCTTCACCGACGGCGGGGAGCTGATCTTCAAGGTGGACGGCGTCGCGTGCGCGCGCGAGCGCGATAGCGCCACGAACGACGCGGCGACGTTCCTCGCGGCGACGACCAGGGCGGGTCGGCGCCAGATCATGGGCACGCACAGCACGTTCCGCCTGAACGCCCAGGCGGGCGGCGCGCTCGCCTCGACGACCGACGACATCAAGATCCGCAGCTTCGAGCTGCGCCTGCGCCGGCCGATGACCGTCAGCCACGAGACGCAGTCGACGCAGGCCGTCGAGCCATTCGAGGAGGGCCCCGTCGAGGTAATGCTCACGATCACGCTCCGCAGCTATGAGAGCGACGCCTACATCGCGCTGTGGGAAGACCTGAACACTCCGACGCCCAAGAAGGCCGACATCAAGTTCCTCTCGGGCTTCACGCCGACCGACGGCGCCGAGATGTACCTGAAGTTCGACTTCCCGTACGTCGTGGTGAACGAGGACCCGCGCGTCGAGGTGCCCGGCGGCGGCCGCATCCCGCACCAGGTCTCGTTCAAGTGCATCGCGCCGATCAGCGGCGTCGCGCCCACCGGCATGACGGCGACGGCGGCCGTCGAGGCGTTCGTGCTGGACGAGATCTCGACCGCGTACCTGTCCTGATCGGAGGGCCCGTGTTCATCCTGATCGACCCGGAGAAGCGCCTGGAGCTGAAGCTCGGCGAGTTGGTGGTTGCGTACCACGAGGCACCCGGCGACTACTGCCTCGAGTTGATCGCGGGCGCACAGCGCGATCCGGTCTCGGGCAAACCAGGCACGCCGAAGACCACGCCGAACTTCCTCGCACGGTTCATCGTGGACTGGTCCGGCGTCGGCGACTCGAGGGGCAACCCAGTTCCGTGGCCGGCGCCGGGCATGCACGGGGACGCGGTGCCGCTCGCCGACGTCGCGCTGCGCGAGCGGCTGCTCGGTCTCCTGCCCTGGGACATGCTGCTGCGGCTCGACCACGCAGTCGCGCGTCGCTGGCAGGAGGGAGTCGCTTCGGGAAAAGACTGAAGGCGTACATCGACTGGCTGGTCACGACGGAAGATCCGGAGGCGTTCGGCCTTGCGAAGCTCGATGAACTGGACCGCGAAGCGCGCGAAGAGGGCCTCGAACCCCTCGATCGCGCTGCGGTCGTCGCGAGCTGGCATGAACTCGGCTGGCCGGGCGAGTTGGAGCCGCTCCACGACGCGCTCTTCCGCTTCGCGCACGCCGAGCGGCTCCTCGGGCCGGCCTTCGTCCACGGTGCGGCCGGGCCGATCGTGCGCTGGGAGTACGGGTCCTGGCTCCTGGCTGAGCACCGCCGCCAGGTGCTCCGCGCGCTCAAGCACGAAGACCTCCTCGATGAGCTCGAGCGGCGTGCGCAGGACCGGTGAACGGTGAGCAGCGACGCCAGCACCACCTACCTCCTCGATATCGACGTCCAGCTCGACAAGGCGACCGGCCAGCTCGTGAACTTCCGCGAGCGGTCGCGCGCGGAGATGGGCGCGGCCGCGAAGGGCATCGAGACGGAGATGAGCCGCGTCGAGTCGACAGCGAAGCGCACGATGACCGAGACCGCGTCGAGCGCCAACAAGGTGGCGGCAGGGTTCCGCAGCGTCAGCCCCACGATCGCGGCGGCCACGAACGCACTAACCCTAATGGGCACACAGGCGCCGCCCGCGATCGGTGCGATCACGCGCGGTGTGGCGGGGCTCGCGATGACGGGCTTCACGCCGCTCGGCATCGCGATCGGCCTGGCGACGTCGGCCCTGGGCTTCTTCCTTGGGCGCAGCCAAGAGGCGGAGAAGCAGGCACTCGCCACGGCGGAGGCGAACAAGAAGCTCGCCGAGTCGATGACGCTCGTCAGTCGGGCCCCCGACCCCACCATCGCGATCGGGTGGGCGAAGTGGCGCCAGGAGAAGGGCCTCGCGGGGATGCCGACGGGACTTGCGGCCGCCGAGGAGGGGCTCGGTCAAGCGGAGGCCCTGCTCGCGAATCGGCGAACGGTCATGCTCGGGATGGAGGGCCACTACGACCCGCGCGCGTTGAGCGACTTGTATCGGGCAGTCGAGGCGCGGAAACAGGAACGCGACTACCAGCTCGAGCTCGCACGGGCATCCGGCTACGTCACCGAGGAGGAGCGCAAGATCAACGCTCTCCTCGCCGACCGGGCCACGATGCGGCTGCGCTTCGGCTACGGGACCGACTCCGACACGCTGGCGAACGCTCTCTCGGGCGTGTCGACTTTCAACCCCGCCACGATGTCGGTGCCCGGCCTGCCCACGGCTGAGAGGGCGGCAGAACTCGCCCGGATCCGCGGCAGCCTGCGCGCCGGCGAGAGCGCCGCAGGCGCGCAGGGCATCGCCGCCGACTACTTCTCCCGCCTGCCGGATCACCCCGGCTTCTACGGGAACCAGTACCCGACGACGGCTGCCCCCGTCGAGACGCCCAGCCTGAACCGCTTCGCCGCCGCGCGCGGGGAGGCGTCCATGCGGGAGCTCGCCAAGGACACCTCCACGATGCGCAGTTTCGGCGAGCGCGGCGCGCAGTCGATCACCTCCGCTCTGAACCAGTCCATCACGTCCGGCGACATGGACCCGTTCTTCAGCTCGCTCCAGAGCGGCATCACCGACGCCGTGCTGTCCGCGTTCACTAACGCGCTCGTGCAGCGGCCGCTCGAGTCCCTCCTGGGCAACTTGACGCAGAACATCGGCGGCTTCCTGGGCGTCGGGCAGAGCACGGACACCTACGGCGGCTCCAACCCAGGCGCGGCCTACGCCGACGAGCTCGCGCACCTGCCCGCGTCGAAGAGCGCCAAGATGTCGCCGAAGGCCGTCACGCTGCTGATCGGCGACGGCGCGAGCGTGAACATCGGCCAGGGCGGCGGCCGCGGCGGCTCACCGGCGAGGCGCCCGCGGTGAGCCTCCCCGTCTTCCCGTTCCGCTTCTCCGCGCGGCCTCGCTTCCACGAGGAGCCGCTCCACCTCACGCGCATCGTCGGCCAGAACACCGGCGAGGAGCGGCGCGCCGCGGAGTTCGGCGACGACTTCAAGCTGCGCGCGAGCGGCACGATCCGACTGCCGCAGGGCTCGACGAGCAAGACCCTCACGGACTGGCTCACGTTCGTCGAGGCGACGCGCGGCGCGTACGGGACCTTCCTCTACTCGTGTCTGACGAGCCGCTATCGCGTCGTCACCGACGAGGCTGTCGGGACAGGGGATGGCTCCGAGACGGTCTTCTACCTCGACAAGAAGTACATCAACGAGTCGAGCCTCGTCGTGAAGGTGAGCGGCGTGCAGAAGACCGGCGGCGGCGTTGACTACACGTTCAGCGGCAACGAGGTCGCGCCCAAGATCACCTTCAATTCCGCCCCGGCGGGCGCTGCGCCGGTGACGGCGAGCTACGACTTCTACTTCCCGGTCCGCTTCGAGACCGAGGGCTACCCCATCGACCTGCTCGCGTCGAAGTCGACCGACGCGACGCGCAACGTGCTGATCGCCGAGGTGTCGCTGATCTCGATCGCGCCGGGGGCGCACCTCGCATGAGCCGCGGGATCTCCGCTCCGATCAAGGCGCTCGTGGCGGCGCGGATGCGCGCACACCTGTGGTTCCTCGTCGAGTTCTCCACGGTGTACGGCGACGACGGCGAGACGCCGCTGCGCTTCACGAACTTCAACCGGAACTTCATCTACGACACCAAGATCTGGCAGGCGCTCGGCGGCATGACGGTGAGCGGCCTCGGCGAGAACCTCGAGGGCCGCGCGGCCGCGACGGAGATCGTGCTCCCCTCCCTCGATGCCGCGCTGCAGGCGAAGTTCCTGGCCGACGAGTTCCGTGGCTCGAAGTGCTGGGTGACGGTGCTCGTGCAGACGCCAGGCGACTCGATCGTCGACGCCGACCAGCTCTGGCAGACGCGGTTCACGTGCGGCGCCGATGCGATCGACGAGGACACGATCCGGATCTCCCTCGGCAGCGAGGACGCCGTCAGGGGCACCGAGGTCCCGCGCCGGCAGGTGTCCGAGATCGGCTGCCAGCTCGACTACATGAAGACCTGCCCGTACCGAGGTCACCGCGTCTACACGCTGACCTCGCTCGGCGTCCTCGTCCAGGGCTCGCTCCGCACCGTCGTCCACGCCACCTGCTCAAAGCAGCTCCAGGACATCGGCACCGACCCAGGTTGCCGCTCGCACTTCCCGCCGGTCCTGAACCCGACCTGGACCACGACGAACAGCCAGCCGCGCACGATCCGCCGCCCGCTGCCGCACGACGCATGGCCTGGCGAGACGCCGGGCCGGGTGGTGGTCTAGTGGCGGGGGGCCTACTGCAGAAGGGCGGCTTCTTCGCTGCCGCGCTCGGCATCGTGGCCGGGATCGGCGGCCTCATCACCGCCAACCCCTTCCTGCTCGGCGTCTCGCAGGGCCTGCTGCTTGGCGGGTCGGTGCTCAACATCGCCGGCGCCTTCATCACGCCGATCCGGACGGACACCTCGAGCGACAGCAAGCGCGACTCGCCGACGTACGGCTTCACGCAGTTCCACAACCGGATCAAGGGCGACGCGCCGATCCCGATCCAGTACGGGCGGCAGAAGGTGGCCCCGATCATCGCGCAGGCGTTCACGACGCCCCGCGGCCTCGAGGACTACGACGACTTCGCCCGTGCCTCGCGCGCGCCCGGCCAGGCGCTGTCGATGCAGATGGTGGGCGGCAAGGGCCCGATCGTCGGCGTCGAGCAGGTCTTCATCGACGAGCAGCCGCTCTACGAGAAGATGCAGAACGAGGACGGCTCGCCGATCGACGTCGGGAAGGGCACGGGCTCGAAGACGGCGTTCAAGCTGCCCGGCAAGCGGATCGTCGTCTCCTCGATGGAGGTCTTCGTCAACGGCACGCTGAAGGGCTGGAACCTCGCGAACCGGACCAGCCTGTTCACCGCCGACGGCGTGAACACGCTCTACACCGCCGACTACACCAGCGACCGCACGATCGGAGATCTGGCGCCCGAGTACGGACTGACGATCAAGATCAACAACGCGCTGGTCGGGCCCGAGGACACGTTCCGGCCGCTCGTGTGGCTCGAGGGCGACGGCCGCCTGCTTCGGATCGACACGGGGATCCCGCTCCCTAACGGGGCGAAGCTCTCCGTCGCCTACGTGGTCCGGCAGATGTCGGACGGGATCAAGGTCGACACGCAGGACGGCGAGACGACGCTCACCTGGAAGACCGCGCCCGCGAGCGGAGCGAAGATCACGGCCCGCTACCTGCGCAAGCTGATCTCCGGTGTCTCCGTCGAACTGCGCCTGGGAGCCGAGAACCAGCTCCCGCTCACCGGCTTCGACGAGATCCGGAACACGTTCGCAGTGAATCAGGAGCCGGTCGCGGCCGGGATCACCGGCTCGACAAACTCCGACGTCGACAACTTCATCCTCGACTTCGCTAGCAGCCCCTCGGGGATGCGCTCGATCGACGACAAGGACGGCTCCGAGGGGCCGGTGTCGGTGTTCCTGACGATCGAGTACAAGCCCTTCGGGGCGTCCTCGTCGGCGTGGGTGAAGCTCCGCGACCCGCACGGCGCGCGGACCACGGGCACGAACCCCAAGGGGGCGTCGGAGTTCGAGTTCTGGGCGGTGAGCGGCGCGCAGCAGTTCTTCGCGCTCTCGGTGCGCGGTGTCCTGAGCAAGCTCGCCGACCAGGACCCGACGGGCTGGGGCCCGAAGCTCACCGCGTTCAAGCGTCAGCGCTACGACTACAGGGTCACCAGGACCAACGCGCGCAAGTACCTCACGAACAGCCTCTACTTCGACCAGCTCACCGTGATCTCGCGCCAGGACGTGCTCGACGAGTGGCTGACGCACCCCGGCACGTGGCTCCTCGGCCTGCACGGCTACGCGTCAGAGAAGCTGAACGGCTCGATCCCGAACGTGACGTGCATCGTCACGGGCATCTCGACGGTGAAGAAGATCATCACCTCGAGCAACGTCGACTCGTGGGTGGCCGACAAGGACGCGCAGTTCAACCCGGTGTGGGCGGCCTGCCACCTGTGGGCTGACCGCCAGGACGGCGGCGGCGAGCAGTACAGCTTGGACGACATCGACATGGAGAGCGCCAAGGCCGCTGCTGCCTGGTGCGAGGAGCTGGTGCCGAAGGACACGCTCGCGAACAGCGCGACTGAAGTCCGCGCGCGCCTCGACATCTCGATCGACACGCGGCAGTCGCTCATGGCCGCAATGACCGACATGCTCGCGGCGGCGTTCGTGGTGCCCGTGCTGCAGGGCGACAAGCTGCGGTTCGCGATCGACCAGGAGGTGGACCTGGACGACGTGCCGACCTTCTACGACGACGGCGCCGGCGAGGACAACGCGACGAAGAAGGGCGCCGGGATGCAGCACGTCGATCCGGCGGACGACGTCACCGAGCTCTACCTCGACTTCTTCGACGAGGACGAGGAGTGGAAGCGGCAGCCGGTGATCGTGAGCCCGCGCGAGCCGGCCGAGAACCGTCGCATCAAGCGCACCGAGATCGTCGGCTGTACGCGGCGCACGCAGGCGACGCGGGTCGCGGCGCAGCTCTACAAGGCGGCCACGCACGCGCCAAGCATCCCGGACGTGAGCCTCATGGCGCGTCCCGACGCGATCGACCTCGAGGCGGGCGACGTGATCCGCTTCATCTCCCAGCGCTTCGCGTTCGACGGCTACCTGCGCGTGGTCCGCATGGACTTCAGCGCGTCCGACTACTGGGTGCAGCTCGACTGCCGCGAGTACGTGCCGGAGGTCTACGGCCAGCAGCGGCTCGGGGCGCGCATCCTGACGCAGCCGCGGGTGACGGCGCAGCCGACGATCGCGGACAGCGCGCAGATGGCGGCCTCCGTGAGGCGGGTCGCATGAGCAAGTGGCTGGTCGAATGGTCGCCGCCGCTCGGCTCGATCGCCGACGAGTACACGGTCCGCCGCAGGATCCCTGAGGCTCCCTGGCAGGACCTCGTCCCCGTCGGTCGCACGCGGGGCACGTCGATCCTCGTCGACATCAACGACGAGGGCCCCACCGAGTTCGGCATCGCGCCCATGCTGCGCGGCGTCGAGGCACCGCCGGAACGCTGGACGATCGTGCGCACGGAGCAGAAGGCCGCGGCCGCGGTCGACATCGGCCCGCCCGACGACGTCGAGAACTTCGCGGTCGCACAGACCGGGACCGATCTCGTCGCGACCTGGGACCAGGTGAAGGACCCGGACCTCGCGGGCTACGAGATCCGGCTCGGGGCCTGGGCGACGGGCATCGTGATGGCGAAGATCCCGCCCGGCGCGAACCGCTGGACGTTCGGGGCCTGGTTCGCCGGGACGCACGTCTACACGATCGCGGCCGTCAACAAGGCGGGCATCTACTCGGCGACGCCGACCGCGGCGACGGCCTTCACGGTGCGCGCCGACGACTACTCGCAGTTGATGGCGACCGTCGACGAGGTGGCGACCGGCTTCCTGGGGACGCACACCGGGACAGAGATCGACGGTGACGGCGCGCTGCGGCCGACGCAGTTCGCGACGGCGTTCACCGCCGACAACTACGACGAGACGAACTCGGCGAACACGCCCTGGTGGTTCCCCTGCATCAAGGACGGCAACTACATCACGGAGTGGAAGGACGCCGGCTCTGTCGTTCACGAGCGCGTCGAGGTCGCGCCCACGGGGGCGAACGTCGCGAGCGCTCACGACGACCGCACGAGCTTCTTCGAGCCGATCTGGCCCGAGGAGGACTTCGACGGCAACCCGCGCACCCGGAACGCGCAGCGGTACGGGGAGTTCGTGCACGGCGCCGGTCTCCCCGTCTACGGCATCGGCCTGCGCGTCGAGATCGACACCTCGCAGGTCTGGGCCGCGTCCTCCGACGGCTGGCGGCCGTGGGTGCCCGGCGCGACCTACAAGTACCGCGCGGTGCGGCTGCGCTTCAGCTTCGACGTGCTCTGGCCGTTCAAGTTCCCGCGGCTGACGGCGCTCGCCTGGTCGCGCTGGCGGCTGAACAAGAAGGACGAGGGCGAGATCGTCATCGCGGGCACGGGCGGCACCGACATCACGTTCGCGACGGCGTTCACCGCCGCGCCCAAGCTGTCGGGCAACCTCATTCACGCCACGAACGTCGGGATCGTCACCTTCTCGAACATCACGACGACCGGCGCGAAGGTCCGCGTCTACCTCGCGGACGGCACCGAGACCGAGACCACCGGCACGATCCACTGGCACGCATTGGGGGTCTGAACCATGGCGTTCGTCACCACGTACACCGGCAGCTACGCGAACGGGCTCTCGCAGTCCGAGGCCAACGAACAGATCCTGTGGTCGACCGCGCGCGCGGCCGCCGCGGACGCCGGGATCGTCGAGGGCTCGCAGTGGGTGGACTCGAGCGCCGCCTCCGAGGTCCACAAGATCTACCTCGATGCGGACGGCACGGGCCCGACCTGGAAGGAGGTCGGCAGCTACCAGCACGGCGACCTGACGTTCCTCGACGCCGACGGCGGCCAGGTCGTGTTCTTCAAGTTCGAGCAGCGGGCCAGCGACCGCACGCCGGACGCGAACAAGATCGGCGCGGCCTGGCACCGCACCGACACGGAGCAGCTCCGGGTGATCCTGGACGCGGCGACCGTCGGGACGATCGTCACGGTCCCGGACGGCGGCTACATCGCCAAGGAGCTGCCGCTGGAGTCGTGGACGCTCGGCGGCACGGCGCCGGCTGCCGCGACGAAGGGCACGACGCCGGCGGTGCCCGGCCTGCGCTTCACCACGACGGCGCAGACGATCACGCGGTTGGTCCGCGTGCCCGCGGGCTTCTCGGGCCTCGACGACGTGAAGGTCCGCGTCGAGATGCTGCTGAACCTCGGCGAGAGCCCGAACGACGACATCAACCTCACGCTGAACTACGAGGTCCGCGCCGCGGGCGAGGCGTTCGGCGGCACGAGTTCCTCGGTGACGGGGACCACGGACATCGGCGCGGACGTCGCGGACGGCACGCGCAAGACCGTCGAGTTCACGCTGCCCTTCGACGACGTCAACAACCCGATCGTGGCGGGCGACCTGATCGCGGTCGAGCTGTCGCTGACGAACACGACGACGATCGCCGACGTGCTCTTCGTCGGCGGCGAGGCCCTGTTCCCGCACGCCGCGGGCTTCCACGAGTAGGAGCCGACATGAACCGCAACGGCCGCAGCCGCATCCCTGACACCTTCCCGGAGGCCCTCGACGTGCCAGACGACGAGGAGCCGACGCCGCAGGAGAAGGCCGCGCGCGCCGAGCGGCGCCGCGAGCGCTGGGAGATCACGTGGTCGATCCTCGTCCTGGTGTCGGCCGCCACGGTTGCCGTCGCGTCCGTCGTCGCCTGCGTCGCGTTGCGCGATGTGGGAGCTGAGCAGAGGCGTGTGAACGCACTCGACTGGACCAAGAAATAGGAGGCATCCGATGGCGGGAAGTAACGGTCAGATCACGTCGGTCAACAAGTCCGCGTCCACGCCGCCGGTCTACACGGCGACGGTCTCGTATCCGGCGATCCCCGCGAGTCCCGGTCCGCCGCCAGTCCCTGCGCAGGAGGCGCACGAGGACACCTACATCATCGACGCTGCGGACGCGGCCATCCTCTCACCGCACGTCGGCGGCGCGGCCAAGGTGGACAGCTCGGGCACGAACGGCGGCTCGATCTCCAACTACACGGTCAAGAAGTGATCTCGCTCCTCGCCGAGGTAACCGGGTTCGACTTCGCCGAGCTCGCTCAGAAGATCGGGCTCGTCGGCGTTCTCGGGTTCGCCGTGTGGGCGCTCTGGCGGGCCCGAGAGAACGAGCGGGCCAAGCGGGACGTCGTCACCGACCAGGCCATCGCCGACGGGCAGAAGGTCGAGAAGGAGTACATCGAGGCCCGCGCTCGGTGGACGGCCGCGATCGAGGGCATGGCGGAGAACGACAAGTCGATGGCCGAGCTGCAGCGGGAGATGTCCGAAAGGCAGAAGGAGCTGCTCGATGAGCTACGCGGAGTCCGGCAGCAACTCGACGATCACGAGTCTCGATGCACCGGGAGGCGCTGACGTGCCGACACCCAGGTGGATCAAGTTCCTCGTCTACGGGCGGCGCCCCGAGACGGTGCGGCGCGCTGTTCCGCCGGCGGAGTTCGACGCGTGGAAGCGTCAGCAGCAGAAGCGGTTCATCGAGGACGCCGATCGCGTCCGGGGCACGGTCCAGGAGACCCGCATGATCGTGCTCTCACTTCGGGGCCCGGCAGACGACGAGCCCCACGGGGTCACGGAGGAGAAACGATCATGAAGAAGTACTTCGTCCTGGTCCTCGCGCTGGTGTGCCTGACCGGCTGCAGCGCGCTCGGTCTCGGCTCGTCGCTCGACGCGCAGGCGACGGCCGCGAACCTCGCGAACGTCCGCGCGCTCGTCGGGGAGAACACCGCGTACACCGCGGCGGACTCGACGCTCCCGGCGTCGCTGAAGGCGACGCGCGAGTCCCGGAACGCGGAGGCCGTGAAGCTCGCCGAGAACATGGCGGGCGCGCGGTGAAGCGCAAGCCGGTCCACGAGATGACGCTCCAGGAGCTCCGCGAGGAGGTCACCCTGCTGCGTCACGAGATCGACCACCCGTTCACGGTCCGCGACCCGGGATTCGCCGGACTGCCGCATCACAGGCAACCGACAACGTTCCGCGTCGAACCGCCTCCGGGGGCGGCGCCGCCGACGTGGTGTGGAGGTGCCCCTTGACCAACGACATCCGCGACGCCTTCGACAACCTGAAGGCCGAGCTGATCGGACTCGCCAACGAGACGCAGGACGAGGTCCGCGACAAGCTGCTCGATCTGTCCGCGAAGAGCGAGCTGGTGCTCATCGACCTCGCCGAGGGCCGGATGACGCTCGAGCAGGCCGAGGAGGCGAAGCGGAACCTCGCGCTCACGGCGCGCTCCGCGGTCGTCAACGCCGGCTACTCGGTGCAGGCGCGCGCGCTGGACGCGTGGCTCGCCGGACTCTCGACGGCGATCAAGCTCGTCGTGGCGCTCGCGTAGGTGCCCGTGTTCGAGTGTCAGGAGGCGAATGCACGTTGCATCCGACCGACACCCCATCGTCCGCCGCACGCTCGCTGCGGTGCTGCGTGACCTCCTCGCGGAGCGTCGCAGGCATCGGCGGTGCACGATGCAGCGGGACACATGGGACGCGGTGCTGCGCGTCGTGAGATCCCGAACACGTTCGCCGCCCGCTACCGGCGGACCGTCGCAGTAGACGGCTGATGCGTCACGGCCTGCGCCCGGGCCACGACAAGGGCACGCGCCCCAGCTACGGCTGGGGCGCTCTCGTTGGCGCGGCGAACAGCTTCTTGAGCCGCAAGAACCGCTCCTCGAGCACGTGATAGCTCACCCACGCCAGCGCCGCCGCGACGAGCGCCGGCGGGATCGCGTAGAGCAGGAGCGCCACCGACCAGGACCCGACCCGCTCCGCGAACTCGTTGAAGGGGAAGACTCGGTTGTAGAGCGGGAGCAGGAACAGGTGCCACACGTACAGGCCGTAGCTGTAGCGGCCGACGACCCCGAGGGCCTGCGACGAGAGGATGCGCGCCAACCGCGACTCAGGCGCCGCGACGAGCGTCTGGACGAGAAGCGCGCCGAACGCGAGCGCGAGCAGCGTGTACCCGAACACGACGAAGGCGGACGCCGCAGCCGCGCTGTGCATGGCCGCGACCGCCGCGGCGATCACCGCGCTAGCAGCGACGGCCCCGACGGGCCGGTACAGCTCGAGGATGAGCCTCTGGCCGCGCTCGGTCCGTAGGCCGACAGCGATCAGCCCGCCGACGCAGAGAGCATCGACGCGGCAAGGCGTCAGTGCGTAGGCGTAGTCCGCCCCCGCCCCGTTGTTCACGAGCACGAGCCGAGCGACGAGCGCGCTGATGACGAGGGCGACGCACACGACGACGACGCGGCGGTGCGAGAGCCAGCGAACGAGGAACGGCCACACGAGGTAGAACTGCTCCTCGATCGCGAGACTCCAGAACGTCGCGACCGAGAGCACGGTCCCTGAGAACGGGCGCCAGCCGTCCATCGCGAACTTGAAGTTCATGGTGTGCGTCAGGAGCCATGGCGCGACGCCGCCGGACGACGACCCTGCGCCAGGCCAGAGCGCGTCGACGCCGAGGTAGATCGTCACGGCGACGAAGTAGAGCGGCAGGATCCGCAGCGCGCGACGCGCGAAGAAGTTGCGGAAGTAGCGCGGGGCCTCGCGCGCGTCCACAAGGATGCCCGTGATGAGAAACCCGGACAGGACGAAGAAGAGGTCGACGCCCATCCATCCGTGATGTGCGAGCTGCGAGATCGGGTTCCGGCTCTCGACGATGAAGTGGTGCATCATCACGAGGAGGATCGCGACGCCGCGCAGGCCGTCGAGCGCGGGCAGGTGACCGCGGAACGCGGGTGCACAGACACGTTCCCGGACCGGACTTGGAGCGAGCGCGGACATCACCATTCCCCCGCCTCTCAGTATGCGGCTACGGCTCCGGAGCGTGCCGAGTTTCTGGCTGTAGGCTTCCGAAACGACTCAGAGGACGGTCACGGCCGTGCCCGGATCGCCTCGGCCCACTCGAGGAACGCGGACCGGCCGACCGTCGACTTCTCGTTCTCGGCCAGGACGAAGGCGAGACCAGCGATGTAGTTCGCACACGCAGCGCGTTCGACGAGGACGGCGGAGCGGATCTTCATCGCCTCCTCGTTCGCACAGAGCTCCCACTCGTGACCGTTCCATACGTTGAACGTCGGGACCTCCGCCATGTTCAGCCAGGCAGCACCGAGATGCGGTGGCTCCGGTGGCGGAGTCCATGCGCGCGGACACGGTTCCTCGTGCTGCGTCTCGAAGTGCAGGCCGCGCTGTACTCGCGGACAGCCGCACTTCGGATCGGGGAAGTCGGACGTGGGCATGCTTCGATCCTACCTCTCCGGGCGGGGCGTTCTCGTTTCACTACGCGCCGCCGTCGAACCGCTGCGCAGCAGTTCATCTCGGAAGATGCGCAGGTCTTCGCGCAGAGCCGAGATCTCTCTAAGGAGAAGCACTTCATCGATGCGAGCAGTTCGTGGCGCTCTCGCTCTCGTGTCGTCGAGTGCCAGTTCCCAGTTCTTCGGATCGATGGCGCTCGCAGCCGTTGTCTTGTCGATGATGCCGCGATTCACCAACGATAACGCCAGTCGACGAACGTCTTCCTGGCTCCAAATTCGACGCCCCCCGACCGCGCTGGGTCGTGGGATGTCGCCGCGGCGGATGGCCCAATTCGTTTCGGACTCAGAGATCCCGAGTGCGCTGGACACTTCGCTCGTCGTGAGTTCTCTGGTCGGCATGATCTCCTACCTCTCCGCCGGCTCACGCCAGCCCCACGCAGTGCCCGTGCTCGTTGTCGACGTGTGTGCAACACCTGTTGCACCCGAACGCGTACAGCAGCGCCGCTCCGGCGCGGCACACTGCGATCGCTCCGCACGGGCACCGCGCCTGCACGGCCCGGCACAGGCACCAGCCGTTGAACGGGTTCACCGGGTGCCCGTCGGCGGCGCACTTCGCGTCGCCCTCGCGCTTCCACTCGTCGAGCTCTGCCTGACCGACGCAGACGAGATCAACGCCGTCGTTGGGGCAGACTTCGCGGCGTGCAGCCGCGGCCTCGAGGATCTCGCCCTGCGCGACGGCGAGGATCTTGAAGTGGCCGATGAAGCCGCAGCGGGGGCAACGCTTGACGCTCACCAGGGCCACCCGTGCGGCGGCAGGTTGTAGATGACCGACGGCTCCTCACCGAGCGTCAGCGTCTCCACCGATCGCAGCGGGACGCAGTACCCGCACCACCAGCCTTCCGCGAAGTGCTTCCAGCCGTCGAACCAGCGGAGCTCGGCGAGGCAGTCGGTCAGTCGGATGTCGTCGCATCGGACGCACTCGACGATCCAGGCGACCCGCTCGCTCACGTCCGCTCTGCCGCCGCCACGGCGATCCACCGCGCCACCGCCTCGTCGGCGGACGCGAACTCCACGCCCGGCCACCGCGCGCGCGCCGCAGCGAGCGCATCCTTCGCCTTCGACCCCGCGCCGAGACCAGCGGCCTTCTTCCACGTCGCTGGCTTCACGCCGAGGTACCGGGTGTCGTGCCGCGCTGCGACGAGCAGCAGCACGCCGCGCAACCCGCCGTAGCTGACCAGCGCGTCCGGCCCGCCGCCGGCGAAGTGCAACTCCTCGTAGGCGATCAGGTCCGGCTCGACGGACTCGACGCGGCAGGACAAGAGCACGAACAGGCGGCCGAACCGGCTGTGGGCCTGGTCGTCATCGCGATCGAGCTGCCAGATCTCGGAGGCGATGGGCTCGCCGCCGGTGATCGCGACGCCGCACCGCAGCCCCAGGTCGAGCGCGAGGATCCTCACGCCGCACCGCCCGGCCGCAGGTTGGCGCTCGACGGATCGGTCGCCTCGGGGTTGAACGTCCCGCCCGCCTCAGCCTTCGCTGGTCTCTGCGCCGCGGCCTTGAGGAGCGTCAGGTACTCCAACGCCTTCGCTGCTCCGTGCGCGTGCGTGTACGTCTCGTCGTGCGTGACCCACGAGTCCGCCTCGGGGATGTTCATCTTGATCGGCGTGTCGCTCCAGTCGATCGAGATCACGCGCTTGCGCCAGCCGATCTCGATGAGTCCGATCTCCGTCCGCACAAGCCACCACGGTGTTCTCAGGTCGCAGTAGTTTGGGTGGTTCGGCCAATACTGGTTCTCCAGCGCCCACGTCTTCGTGACGGTGAATCCGGCGAGCGTGAAGAGGGCCACGGCTTCGTCCTTGGTCATACTCACGCTCCACCGCACTTCGCCCCGCAAGCCGGGCATGGCAACTCGGGCAGCGGACGCGGAGCCCCGTCGAGGAACTCGTCGAGCATGATCTCCGCCTGCCCCGCCTGTCGCGCCGCGTCCAGTCGCGGTTGGCCGACGCGCGCGAACCACTCGCGATATGGTCCGCACGTCCCGCAGATCGCCGCGCTCTTGCTGGCGGGGGCGGGGGTTCCCATGCGGAAGTCCAGATCCTCGCTCGTGAGGATCTCGCCCTTGCGCTCCTCGGCGATGATCGGCGCGACGTCGCGCTGCGCCTGCTCCCATCCCGCCGCCATCTCCTCGTCCTCAGCGTGCGCGTCCGCCGCGGCGCAGTGCCCGCACTCGCCGGCGCCGCCGCAGGACGAGGCGTCGTGAGAGGGCGTCATGAAGTCGCGTACGAGTATGCCCGCCGCCTTGTACCCGAGGGCCACGGCGCAGTCGTCGCAGAGGTGGACATCGGCAACGTTCCAGAAGCGCACGGCGTCGCCGCGCGTCGGGCAGTTCTCGCACTTGGGCGGGAAGTCGTCACGCTCCTCCGCCTTGGGGACCGAGGCCGCTGGCGCGAGGAGGACTGCGGCGCGACGGAAGTCGCCAACCGTCGCGTAGCCAAGGCCGAGACGTACCGAGTCTGCGAATGGCCGGAGCCCATGCTCGAGCGCCACGATGCGGGCTTCCGTGGTCCTCATCGGGTGTTTCGCGCACAACGAGATGTGTGCGGTCAGCCCCGCAGACCCGGAGCTCGGAGTGTTGGGCGGAAACGCCTCACCACAGAACGCACAGGTCAGGACTTGCGTCTCACAGTGCATCCGGCGCACCCAATCCCGCGCCTCGTCCCGCTCCTTCTCCAGCCCGGCAACCGTCGCGCGGAGGGAGAAGAGGTCCTCCTGCGCGAGCCGCTGCCCGTGGTCAATCCCGATGAGACGCCATTCCTCGTTCGCATCGCGATACGGGCCGGACGCGACGAGCACGGGAACGTCAGCCAAGCCGCGCGCCACGAGCCGCTTCGTCATGCACCGGAAACAGAGCAGGCCCGCGCCGAGCGAGTTCCACGTCTCGTTCGGGATCACGACGTCGCACCAACCGTCTTCGCCGTAGGGCGCACCGCAGTCATCGCAACCAACACGGCGTTCGGCGTCCTCCTTCAAGGCGGCGCGCAATTCAGGCGTCGCCAAGTCGTTCGGGTGCAGCTCGCCCATCGAGAATCCGACGAGGCTGTCGATCAGCTTCAACGTCTGCGCTGCCGCCGCCTTCACCTGCGTCAGCCGCTCGTTCTCCTTCTCCGCAGTTGTGGCGCGCTTGCGGAGCGCATCCACGAGCGCCACGAGGCGGCTCTCCCGGATGTCGTGCATCTGCGGAAGCTCCGCCTTCTCGATGCACTTGCCGAGTCGGTGCCGCGTGTCGTCGCGGAGGAAGTCGACCGAGTTGTCGTCGATCGGCTTGTCGTAGTTCTCGCGCCAGTCGTGTTCGCTCATCTCTGCACTTTCCCTTTCGCGAGGGCCGAGGACAGGGCGGCGCGCGCGGTCACGCCGCGAGCTCCCTACGCCCCACCGCCGCGATCGCCGCCCGCTTCCGCCTCATCCGGTGGCGTCCGCAGGCCCGGCACTTCCTGCGGCCGTCGCGCCCGCGGCTGAACTCACCGACGTGCGATGCCGGACACGGCACGTCGTCGCCGAGGCGCTCGTTCCAGGTCGTCGGGCGTCCGCGGGGCCAGGGCATCACCAACCCTCCGGGAGGTAGTCGGGCACGGGCGAGTAGTGCGCCTCGATCTCGTCGTACATCGCGCGCTGCTCCTGCGGCGTCGGGCGGGCGCAGTACGGCTGCCACGAGAGCTGGACCTGGCCCAGCATGGGGATAGTCGCGATCACGCAGCCGTAGCCGGACGGCGGTGCGTTGCGACAGAGCCCGGGGCGGCACACGGGCCTCCACCACCACGACAGAATCCAGCGCCACGTCAGCGAGTCGCGTCGGTGGTACGACGCGAGAGTGAGCATGCGCCACGAACGCCGGCCGTCCCCGTCGAACGTGCGGCGCGGCCACAGGCGCAGCCCGCGCAGGTCCGGCAGCCGCTTCACAGCGCCGCCCTCACCTTCGTGGCGTGCTCCTCAGCGTCGTCGTCGCGTCGCGAGAGCAGCCAGGCGGTCACCTTGACCCGCGAGCCGTAGCAGTCGGGCGGCGCGTGGTTGTAGAGCCACCCGCAGAGCGCAGGCAACGCGAGGACGTTCTCCACGGTCGCCGCGCGGCCGACCGCCTCGGTGAGATCGTTCTCCAGCACGGCGCGCAGGAACTGGCCCGTCTCGATGCGGTGCACGACGTACCGCGCGAAGCCCTCGCGGAGCGACTCGGGCATGACGACGCCCTTGAAGACCGAGCGCTCCATCGTCGTGATGACTTCGCGGCAGAGGACGCAGTCGGTCACGCGCGCACCGACGGGAACTCGCGCACGCGCAGGTCCTCGGGCCACTCGGCCATGTCGCCGCCCTTCTTGTCCGCGAGCTTCTTGCAGAGCAGCTCGCCGTGCGCGTGGTGGTACGACTGGCCCGGGCCGCGGTCGCACGGGTGCGCCCCGAGCTGCTTCACGAAGCAAGCGACGCCCGCGGCCTTGCACTGCGCGATCGTCGACCACGCCCACGCGACGTCGAAGGGCCTGGCGCCGGGCCCGGACTCGCCGCCGACGATGATCCAGTCGAGCGGCCGCGCGTACTCCGGCAGCGGAGTGTCCGGGGTCGTGCTGCGACCGCGCCACGCCGCAGCGTAGAACCCGCCGAGCGCGTCGATGACGAGGTCCGCCTTCACCGAGTCTCCGGCGCCCAGGTAGCCACGCAGGCGCGCGAAGTCGACCGGCCCGAGGGCGGGCTCATAGCTCACGAACCGCACCGCTGCTGGCGTCTGGAGCAGGAGCGGGATGCGCTCGTCGGCCGTCGCCTGGTCCTCGACCGAGACGCCGAGCCAGACGTTGGGGAGCGGGATCGCCGCCGGGTTCGAGATGCCGATGCGGTTCAGGCCCGGGAACATCTCGCGCAGCGGCTCGGCGGCGCGCAGCACCCGGTCGTACAGCCCGACGCCGCACTGGAGGTAGGCCCGCATCCGCTCCGGCCGCTTTGTCAGCACCTGGAACGTGTGCTGCGGCGCGAGCGCCATCACGGCGAAGACGCGGTCGATCCACTCGTCGGGGACGCTCTCGTGGAACAGGTCCGACATCGAGTTGACGAAGACGCGCTTCGCCTTCCGCCAGTGCAGCGGTTCCGCGACTTTGCCCTCGACCAGCTCGACGACACCATTCCACTTGCCGTCGCGGATCACGTTCGCGAAGCGGCCCGGCTGGTACTTCGGGCCCGCCGGTCCATAGGGCACGCTGAACCGCGCCGCGACCTTCTCCGCGTAGCAGTTCCGGCAGCCCTCGCTGACGCGCGAGCAGCCGCGCAGCGGGTTCCACGTGGCGTCGGTCCACTCGATCGACGTCTTGCCGCTCACGGCGCCACTCCCATGTCGATCGGTGGTATCCAGATCCGCCGAAGCTCCCGGAGGAGCAGCTCGGCGACGTCCCGGTCTGCGTCGGCGCAGATGATCGTGGGCGGCATCAGCAGCCCGCCGAAGCTGCGCGTGCCCTGCGTGAAGAAGAGCGTCCCGCGCTCGCCGAGGTACTTGGATGGCGCGACCCGCGCGGCTTCGAGCCACCACCGCTCCTGCACGTACTCCGGCAACTCGTTGCGGAGACGCGGTTCAGTCCACGTGCCGGGATAGCCGCGGACGCTGCACACGCCGTCGCTCATGCCGCGACTCCCGCCGGCCGCACCGCCATCGCGTCGATCGCCTGGTACAGCCGCCGCTTCGCCCTGACGATCTCCATCTTCCGCGTCTCCAGCGGGTGCTCGGCGCGCAGGAAGATCGGCAGCACCGGGCAGGTCTGGCCCGTCCTCCACCGCCTGGCGATGAACTGCCGCGTCCACGCCGGCACGTAGTCGGGGTCGAGGAGCACCACCGGCGCGATGCTCACGGCGCGCTGCAGGTCGATGCCGACGCCGCCGGCGCGGATCGACGCCGCGATGCCCTTCAGCTCGCCGCGCGCGAACGCCTGGCAGATCGCGTAGCGTTTCGCCGCGCTCGTCGCGCCGGTGATGAGCGCCCACCCGGGGCGGCGGCCGAGCACCTCGAGCGGTTCGATGAATGGCCCACCCACGAGCACCGGCTCACCGGCCCGCGCGAACCTCTCGACCACCCGCTCGGCCACCGGCAGCTTGCACGTCGAGAGCGCGGCCCCGATCCGGGAGATCCACTCGAACGCGATCCGAGCTGTCTCGCGGCCCTTGCCGCGCGGGCGCTCCTCGTCGTCCTTCAGGTACGCCCACACGTCGACGCCGCGCTTCGCCAGGTCCTGTTCGGCGCGCATCGACAGATCACGGACGGCCTCGTCCAGGTCGACGTGCTCGAACTGCGGGGCGAGCAGCGGCGGCATGTCGGGGCGCACGTCGCGGAGCAGTCGGCGCAACCCGACACCGCGCATGGCGCCAGCGATCGCGGCGTCGTTCGGCTCTCCCCACACGGTGCCGAACGGTCCCTTCGACCCGCCCCACGCCCGGAGGAAATCGAACCACCCACCGAACGAGTCCTGGAGCAGCCCGTACGTCGTCAGCAGGCCGAGCAGCTCCATCGGGTCGTTCAGGACGGGAGTCGCCGTCAGCCCGTGCACAACCCCGTTGGCCTTCCGCACGGCCCTGTAGAGGGAGCGGACGCGCTGCGTCTGCGCGGACTTGTTGTTGGAGTCCTCGTGCACCTCGTCGCCGAGGACGTGCAGGTCCTCCGGCGGGTCATCCACGACGCCGCGCTGCTTCACCAGCCGCTCGAGCTTGCGCGCCGCCGCGGCCGGGTCGACCTTGCGGGCGAAATCCAGCACGCCCTCGGTGTTCGCAGCGGAGTCGCGCACCGCGGCCCTGGCGCGCGCGATCTCTCCCTTCGTCGATGGCACCAGCTCAGGGGAGATCACGACGGCCTCGCCGGGCTTCGGCCATCGGAACGCTCCGATGTGCTCGACGTGGTGGACCTTCCATACGCCGGGGCGCCACTTCTCCAGCTCCGAGGCCCACTTGAAGCGAAGGCAGGCGGGGACCTTCAGGAGCGCGGGGCGGCGCGCCTCCATCGCGCAGATGCCGGTCGGCGTCTTGCCGACCCCGCAGTCGTCAAGAAGAAGCCCAAGAGGCCGCTCCTGCAGGAACTCGACGCCGACGTGCTGGTACTCGAAGAGCTCCATCTAGGGCCTCCGGTGCCGGATGCGGCGAACGGTCCAACCGAGCGCTTCGAGGACCTCGGTCTTCCTCTTGTCGCGCACCGCCTGGCGCGTGTTCCGATGCGAGGGACCATCGAGTTCCACGACCAGGCGGAGTCCGGTATGCCCGAAGTCCGCCTTGTAGAGATGCGGCACGCGGTGCGGCGTTCCATGGCCGGCCGTGACGATCACGAGCTCTCGGACGAACCCCTTCGGGAGCAGCATGCGTGCGATCCGCTCGAGCCGCGCCGACGGCGGCTGCCCGTTCCCATGGCGGAAGTTCACCCCGTGCGCGGCGCGCGCCGCCGCGAGTCCGTCGAGATGCCTCTGGCGAACGTGCTCGTCCTGCATCGCTGCCCGCGTGCCGTCGCTCACGCGCTGCCGCCACGCCGGATCCTTCCATGTCTCGCGCTGTGTCCGGAGCGCCCTGGCCCGCACGTCCGGATCGCGGCCGCGAGCGAGATTGGCGCGCGCAGCGGCGAGCTGGTTCGGGGTTCTTGGATAGACGCCGCGGGGCATTACCGAGCCGTTCCCACCGGGCAGAGCTGCATCGTGGTGCGCTCGCCCGTCCGCGGGCACACCAGCTCCAGCACCCCGCTGTGCTTCACCCGACGCCACATCAGCCACGCGAGGAACCCGCCGCGCCCGTTCAGCGGCCAGGCCCCGTCACACGCGAGCGGCAGGCCCACGATCTGACTCTGCCCCTTTGTCGCGTTGCATGTCAGGCACGCGGCGACGAGGTTGTTCTGGCACTCGGCGCCGCCAACGGACCGCGGGACGACGTGGTCGACCGTCGCGGCCGCGCCGCCGCAGTAGACGCAGGTGCGGTCGTCTTCGCGGATGCGGCCCTTCCTGCCGGGGTTCACGCCCGCACCCCATCCCGATCGCCGTACGAGTTCGCTTCGGAGCGTCGCCGCGTGGGGAAGACGGACGACCGCGGCGGCGACGTCGCTCCGAACGACACCGTCACGTCGACGTCGACGCACTGCGCGAGGCAGTCGTCGATCGAGCAGGCGGCGCAGGAGCCACGACTTGCCGCCGCCGGAGTTCGCCTGCACGAGGAGGCGGGTGTCGACGAGGGCGTCGAGATTGACGGGAACGCCGTCGCCCAGGAGGAAGGACCTGCTCACGCCGCCGCGCCCTTCGCGCCCGTCATCGCCGGGCCGCGGTGCTCGCACTTCGCGGTGCCGGGCTGCAGCATCTCGAACCGCTCGAGCTGACCTGGTTCCGGCGTCAGGTCGTTGCGGTGCGTCTCGCACGCCGCGCGGGTCGCGCCGTCCGCGAGGTACCACAGGACGATGGCGTCGTTCGCGCAGACGAACTCGGCCGTGAACGGCAGTCCGACCGCGTCGTCCTGCGGCGGCTCGGGAAGCGCCTGTGGGCCCGGCAGTGCCTTCGGTGCGTCGCCCCCGAGCTGGTTGCCGCGATCGAGCGGCGCCTCGGGGACGTCCTCCTGCGTCGCGCCGAAGAGGGACTCGGCTACGATGATCCCCTCGACGCCGCGGCCGGTCTTCGTCTCGCCGCGGAACCCGATCGGACCGCCGCGGCGCTTGGGCAGCAGCACCTCAACGGACGTCACGCCGACCGCAGCGATCGCCGTGCAGACTGCCGCGAGGCGCTTCGGGTTGATCGTGAACGCGACGCGCAGGTCCGACTCCGGCCGGTGCGGCTCGCAGTCGGGGAACACGATCCGGCCCGGCGTGGATCCGTCCGAGCGCTCCAGCGTGGTGCGCCAGGGCCGCAGGATCTCGTTCCCGTCGACGAGCAACTCATCCTTCGGCAGGAGTCGCTGCGTCATGTCGCGGTCGATGAGCACGGCCTCGTCGCACGGCTCGGGAACCTCGACGCGGACGTACGCGCGCCCGTCGCAGACCTCGAGCACCGTCGCCTTCCCGTCCGCGGTCGGCCGCATGTTGACGTGCGCGGTCGCGTCGCGGCCGACGTCCTCCGGTTTGCGCGCCAGCTTGCCCAGCGCCTTCACGACCTTGCCCGGCACGGTGTTGCCCACAGGAACCCCCAATCGCTAATCCACGGTGACCGCGCCGTCCGCCACGCGCACCCGCGCGTCGCAGAGGGCGGCCGTCGTCGCGTCGTGCGTCACCAGCAGGATGCGCGCGTCGAGGAGCTGCGCGACCCGTCGCAGCATGGCCACGAAGTGCTCGCGGCTCTGCTCGTCGAGTGCCGCGCCGGCCTCGTCGAGGACCAGCGTCGGCCGCGTCGCGCCCGAGCGCCGGCACGAGAGCGCCAGCAGCCCGAGGCGGAGCGCGATGCCCAAGAACACGCGCTGCCCGCCGCTCTTCTCCTCGAGCAGCGCGTCGGTCCCGTCGTGGGTGTCGAGAACCCTGCACTCGCAGACCTCGACGACGCCGGATCCGTCCGCCTTCTCCCGCGTCGTCGTGATCGTCATGGAGTAGCGGGCGCCGAACGCAGCGTGCAGCAGGTCCGTCGACAGCGCCGACCACTCCGGGCCTGCCGCGTCCACCTCGTGGGCGATCAGACCCTTCTGGCCGATCTCGTCCGCGAGCCGCGTCCAGTCCGCCAGGTCCTCGTGGGTCGCAGCGAGCTCTCCCTCGATGGCGGACACGCGCGAGCGAACCTCGACGGCCGCGGCTACCGCGCCCTCCGCGAGGGTCTCGGCCTTGCGCGCCGCGTTGCGCCGCTCCTCGGCGTCGCGGACGAGCTGCTCCTCGGTGGCCACGTCGAGGGGCGGCTCGGCCGCGGCCGGCTCAGGGGCCTTCGCGAGCGCGGTTTCCGCGTCTCGCACGGCCTGCTCCGCCGCCGGGATCTGGCCGTCGATCTCCGCGAGCGCCGCCTCGGCCGCAGCGATCGCGGACGCGCGGGCGGCAATTCGCTCCGCATCGGTCAGCTCGTTCGCGGCGCGCGCGTATGTCTCCAGCTCGGCCTTCTCCGCGTGCTGCTGGAGTCCGACGCGGACCTCTTCGTCCTTCAGCTTCCCGCGCAGTTCATCGAGCGTGGCCCGCTCGACGACCGTGGCGTCGCGCGCATCGTTCGCCTCAGCGGCGTGCGTGCGCAGGGACTCGAGGGACGCGGCGACCTTCTCGGCTGCAGCGACGGCCTCGCGCGCACCCCTCACGCCAGTCGGACCGGTCTCCAGATTGACAAGGTCGCGCTTCGCGATTGTCAACCCGGCGCGCTCGTCGTTGAGCTTCGCGGGCGCCTCGACGGCGTCCTTCGCTGTCCCATCGTCCTCGACGAGGTACTCGGAGGCTCGCTCGCGGAAGGCCTCCGACGTCGTGTCGGCTGGGGCATCCTCGATGTCGGTCAGGCCGTCGCGCAGCCTGCCGATCCGCTTCCCCGCCACGTCGAGCGTTGCGCCCGTCAGGCCCTCGATCGCCCTCTCGATGCCTGCGATCCGCTCGCGTTGGGCTGCGACTGCCGTCTCGGCGCTCTCGACGGCCGCGCGCTTCTCGGGCAGCGCCGCCTCCGCGGCCTCGGCCACCGCGATGCCCGCCGCGGCCTTCTCGGCGCGCTGGCGCCGCTGCTCTGCGGCCGTCCACCGGGACTCCGCCGCCGCGATGTCCTTCTTCAGCGTCGCGACGAGGGCTGTCGTCTCACGGACGAGCGCCTTCGTCTCGTTCAGGCGGCGGTTCGACTCGTCGACGGCGGCGCGGCGCCCGGGGATCGAGGCTGCGGCCACCGCGACCGTCTCACGGTCGGCGAGGAGGTGCCGCTGCTGCGCGGCGCGCCGCGAGAGTCCGTCGGCGGCCGCGTTCGCGTCGTCGCGCGCCTTGACCGCCGCGGCGCGGCGCGCGCGCGCGGCCTCGACGTCCTTCCACGCCGCCACGGCGGCGGCGTGTGTGGCGCGCACCTGCTCGAGCGCGACCTGAGCGGCCTGGACGTCGCGGTCGCACTGCACCGCGGCGTCGCGGGCCTTCGTGAGCCGATCCTCGGCGCCGGCGTCGGTCTTCTCCCGCGCCTCGCGAAGCCGCGCCTCGAGGGCGGCGATCGTGTTGCGGGCCGCGTTCGCGTGCGCCCTGGCGCGCTCGGCGAGGACCTCGAGCCGCTCCACACCGAGTGCCTTCAGGACCACGGCCTTGCGCTGGGCCGTCGTGAGGCCGATCCACCCCGTACTGCCCTGGGCCATGTAGAGCGTGCTCTCGAAGACCTCGCGGGACGGGAGGTGCTGCGCTGCCCACGCGTCGAACGCGCGCACCGACGACGACGCCAGCGCAGGCGCGCCGGCCTCGTCGAGCACCGTCGCCTCCGACTTCCCCTCCTTCGAGATCCCGTCGGCGGTCATCCGGATCGTGAACCGCCGCGGCGTCTCGACAACGGCCTCGACGAACGCGTCGCGGACGCCGGCGACGCGCGCCATCTCGACGAGCGTCCCGCGGGTGGGGATCTCCCGGTACAGCGCGCCCGGCCACGCGCCGAGGAACGAGCTCTTGCCGGCGCCGTTCGCACCGATCACCGCCACGAGGGCGCCCGGGAGTTTCTCCAGGTCGAGCGTGGCCTCGGAGGCGCGGAACGCCGGGCCGATGCCGCGGACGCGGAGGGAGAGGAGCCTCATGGGCGACCCTCCGCCTGGTACGCAGCGATGGCGAGTCTGGCGAGCTGACGGAAGATCCCCATCGCCTCGCCCTTGTTGTTGCCGCTCTCGACGAGGAGAAGGTTCAAGAGCTCGACCATGCCGATCAGCGCGGAGCCGTACATCGTTCTCGGCGTGCCGGAGAACCACGTCACCGCACGCGGCGGCACGGACGGGTCCAGCTCGAACGCCGTGATGACGACTCGCACACGTTGCTCGCGGGCGAGCGCGAGCGATTTGCGGAACCGCTCGACCATCTCCTCATCGGTCAGCGGCACATCGCCGACGAGACGGTGCCTGTTCTTGATGTCGACCGTGTTCGGAAGATCGGTCTGTTCGACGCGTAGGCGCTTCTCTTCACTCATGCCGCCTGAGCCTCCTGCTCGAGCTGCACGACCTTCGCCGCGAGCCGCTCGCACCGCGCGGCGTCCAGCGTCTCGCCGCGGGCCGCGCGCAGCGCGTCGAGCTTGGCGGCGAGCGTCGTGGCCCGGGCGATCTCCGGCGCGCGCGCCGCGGTGACGGGGAGCACGACCTCGTCGAGCTTCACCTCGGCCGCGCCGCCCATGCGCCAGTCCGCGACCACTCGGTCCGCCTCCATGCGGGCGGCGACGCGCTGGTCCGCCGCGACCTCGTACCGCAGCCGGACTTCGGCGCCCGCCTCGATGAACGGCGGCGCGAAGAAGACCAGCCGGTTGCCGCCCCACGTCGCCTCGATGAGCTGCATCGGCGTCGCGGGCGTCGGGATGCGCTGCCAAGTCGGCGTGCGGCCGTCGAAGGTCACGACGACGTAGCCCTTCGGCACCAGCTCGCCCTTCGCGTAAGCCGTGCGCCGCGGAGAGCCCGCGTACACGACGGGAACCGAGACGCCATCCGCGCGCGTGCCCGTGAACTCCTGGGGCATGTGGATGTGGCCGAGCAGCACGATGTCGGCGCCAGCGAGCATCAGGTCCTCGACGGAGAGCTGCATCCCCTCGCCGACGTGCGCGGGCTGGTCCGGGTCGGTCCGGTATCCGACGACCGCGGCGTGCGCAACGAGCACGCGGGGGACCGTTGGAGGGACCTTGTCCAACTCGGAGCCGAGCCCGCGCAGTATCCGGCGGAGGAGCTCGTGCGCCGTCAGGTCGACTTCCTCAGTCGATGCCGGCGTGCCGAGCCATGCCCGGAGCTGCTCGCGCCGCGGCCACGGCAGGAACGCCACCGCGACGGCGTCGGCGCCGTCACCGAAGACGCGCACCTCCGGGATCTCGCAGGCGAAGACGCTGCGCGCGCGATCGGCCAGTTCTTCGACCTCACCGGCCGCTTCGTGGTTGCCGCCGCAGATCGCCACGTCGAAGCTGAAGTCTTCGATCCACCGCTGCACCGCCTGGCGCTCGCGCACGGTCGAGCGCCGCTCGTACACGTCCCCGCCGTGCACGAGGAGCATGCAGCCGCGCTGCTCCGCGTCCGACGTGACGAACTCCATGACGCGGTCGTGCTCGGCGAGACGGGAGTGCTCGTCGACCTGCGAGTCCGCGACGAAGGCGATCGGGGGCGTCATCGGTATGACCTCGCTGCGTGCGCGAGCTGCTCCAGCGTGTTCGCCTCGTGCATGAAGTCCCCTTCGCAGTACGCGAGCGCTGCGTTGCGTCGCTCGCGCTCCGTGTTCTCCGCCTGCATCCCCGCGACGCGCGCCTGACAGGCGGCGATCTGCGCGAGGATCGAGATGAGCATGGCGTCCACGACTAGGCCGGCGCCGACGCCGCGGCCTTGTCGCGCGCCTCTCGCCAGATCGCTTCGTCGAGGACCGCGCCGTGCATCTTCTTCACGCGCGCCAGCACGTCCTCGGGCGCCGACTTGGCGCCATCGCTGTTCAGCCACGCGTCGAGACGGTCGAACACCGTCTTGAGGGTGTCGTCGCTCGCCTGCTCGAGGGTTTTGCCCTCCTCGGGGAAGCTGCGCCCGGTGGGGATCGTCATCGTCGCCGACGTCGCGGGCCGCGATGACGCAGGGCGCTCGGCCGGCACCGAGCCCTCCGCGTTGCCGCTCGAGACCCCGCCTTCGGCCGAACCCGGCGACCCAGCGGAGTTGGAGGTTCCCTGCGTCTTCGCGTCCGTGACCGTCGCGTCGGCGGTCTTCGGCTCGTCGTCGGGCGCGTCGCGCGCCGCGAGCTCTGCCTCGATCATGGCGAGCTGCTTCCGGTTGTTCGCCGCGTACTTGCCGTTCGGGTCGTCCTTGAGTCCCTGCGCGATCTTGCCGCGCCAGAACACGAGGTCGTCGTACTCGGCGTCCGCGACGGTGCCGCCCTTCTTGCCCGGCATCCGCACCTGGTCGGAGCCCTCGGCGTGCCGCACCGTGACCGGTGCCGCGGGCTGCTCCGGCGGCGGCTCCTCGGGGGCGGGGTCGTCGTCGTCCGCGGGGACCGCGCCGACGGGCGGCGGTCCGGCGCGGCGCGTCGCCATCGGCAGCGCCGCCGGCGGCGTCCGCGGTGCGCCGCCGTACATGGCCTGGCTCGACCCGAGGAACGAGTCGGTCAGCTTCTCCGTGTACTGCGCGCGCGCGGCCGGATCGCTGAACTTGCCGGTCAGCGTGAACTTCGCGACGACGAACGGCTTCGCCAGCTCCTCCTCGCTGTAGCTGGTCTTCACGCCGAGGGACCGGATCGCACGCAGGCGCGCCTTCGTCTCGGCGTGGGCGAGGATGAACGAGCGCATCTGCTCGATCTCGCTCAAGGCGTCCGCGCGACCCTTCTTCTGCGCGATCCGCGTCAGGTTCTTCACCGTCGCCGACCCCGGCCGCAGGTCGAGCTCCTTCTCGCCGACGATCTCCACGAACTGCCCGTCGAAGTGCCGCACCCTGCCCACCCATCGGTAGTGCACGTAGTAGGGATGCGAGCCGTCGTCGAGGCGCCCGCACTTCTCCGGCACGGCCGTCACACCCGCAGCGTGCGAGATCTTGTCGAGCGTCGGCTTGCTGAGCCCGCGCTTCGACCCACCCGGGATCGGGTACGTGTCCTCCGTCGGGTTGACGAGCACCATCGCGGTGGCGATCGCGCAGCCGTCAGGGATCGACGCCGTCGTCGTGGCCGGAGAGACGAGGTGGTACTGCTTCGCCGCCAGTTCGAGCAGCACGGTCGCCTTCATGGCGTCCGTGTGCTCGCCGCGGAACTGCGCCAGCGCATCGGGGGCGCGCCGCGCGAGGCCGGTCTCGGGGGCCTTCGTGTCCGTCATCGGGAGTCCTCCGTCGCGGGCCTACTGACGTCGTCGGGCGCGGCTGACCCGTAGAGGCCGCGCGTCGCGTACATCACTGAGTCGCATCCGAGTTCCGCCGTGGAGAGCCCCTGGGGGTTGAATGGGAGTCCGTTGGGAAGGGGGCGGGGCGTTTCACGGGCCTGGTGGCCCAACTCCACGGCGGAACCTGAGCGCGTGCGCATCTAGTCCGCCACCCGCTGCTGCGTCGCCGCGTCGAGCTGGTGGATCGACTGGTAGGTCCCCGCCGGGATCTCCGTGACGTGTGCGTGCTCCGGATGCGTCAGCGTCCACGGGGCGTCGGCGATGAGCGCCGGGCCGAGGAGCGCATCGCTGCGAACCCCATCGGGTAGCGCGCGGCGGTCGCACGGACCGTGGAGCGCGACCTGACCTTCGGCGATGTGCCGCGATCCCTGCGTCACGCCGTCGACGAGTTGCCGCGTGGCGAGCTTGTCGCCGACCGGCGTGCCGTCCGGCATGCGGACGAGGTAGACATCGCCTTGGCGGATCGCCTTGCCGATGGGGAACTCGGGCACGCGCCGCACCTCGGCGCTCGCGGCGCGAGCCGCTGCCTCGATCATCGTGTGCACCTCGGCGGGACTGCGCTCCTGTGTCTTCATGGTTCTCCTAGCTCTCCGCGATGAGGAGGGACTCGCCGAGTCCCGCGATCCGCTCGTGCGCCTCGCGGCAGGTGCGCACGTCGGAGGGAACGGACATGTGGTACGTGCGCGCCGTGGAGCCGTCCGTCCCCACGAGCCACTGGTCGCCGAAGCCGTCGCGCATCAGCGCGCGCGGGGCGGCGCCCGGCACCGGCGCCCCGCCGTCCACATCGAGCACCTTCGCGCCGCTCTCGATCAGATAGCGGCTCGGTCCCATGCGCTCGATCAGGACGCGCCGCACCTCGACGTTCCGTTCCTTGCGAACGAGGTCGACTGTGATCGTCTGCGGGGCTTCGATCGCGAACTGCGGCATCTGCACGCCGCGCCAGAACCAGTACCGCTCGCCGCTCGGCCACTCGACGGCGGGTCCGTCGTCGCGGTGCAGGCGGTTGTCCTCGATGTGGATCGCCGGCGCGGTCACAACGACGACGGCCTTCGGGGTCACCCAGTAGAGGAAGAGGCCGCATTCGTAGGCATCCACGAACGGCAGCCAGATCCCGCGGGCCTTGACGATGGCGGGAGGTGGTGACGCGGCGCCCCTCGCGGCGTCCCACGCGGCGTCCCACGCGGCGCCCCTCGCGGCGCCCCACGCGGCGCCCCACGCGGCGTCCCACGCGGCGTCCCACGCGGCGTCCCACGCGGCGCCCCACGCGGCGCCCCTCGCGGCGTCCCACGCGGCGCCCCACGCGGCGCCCCACGCGGCGCCCCTCGCGGCGTCCCACGCGGCGCCCCTCGCGGCGTCCCACGCGGCGTCCCACGCGGCGCCCCTCGCGGCGTCCCACGCGGCGTCCGACGGCGCGCTCGGCCGCTTCGCGGCCTCGCGCGCCAATTCGAAGACGTGCCGATAACCAGCTCGGGCGTTGTCGAAGAACACGACGGGCCGCTGAGGCTGGCCCAGCGCCTCGAGATGCGCTGCGAACGCGCGCTCGATCCCGGCGCGGTCGATGTGGGGGTGCGCGGGGTCATAGGCGCGAAGGCGGTCGATCGCGATCGTCATGCCGCCGTCCTTGCGCGCATCGAGCGCACCCGAGTAGCGTTGCGCCGGTTCACGACAGGGCGCGGCCCTTCCGCGCAGAAGGGGGCTCGGATGCCGATTGAGCTCTGGGTGCTGCTGGGCGGAGTCGCCCTGTGGCTGTACATCTGGGTGAACTGCGCCATCGCGGAGAGGGCCTCGGGCGCCCACGGCAGGGTCTCGCCCTTCTGGGGCCTACTCGGGCCGGTCGGCTGGCTGATCGCAGCGCTGCGCGGCGTGCAGGAGCGGCTGCCATGAGGCTCGCCGTCGTCGTGCTCGTCGTGACGCTCGGCGCCGCCGCAGCGCCCGCCGGCGACAGCCTCGGGCCGACGCACGGCGTCACGCGCACCATCCGGTGCGACGGCGTCGTCCCGTATCCGATCCGCATCGAGTGCGACGAGGGGACGTACCGCCCGGGCGTCGGCTTCTCGCGGCCGTGGGTCGCGGCCTACGTCGAGACCTCGCCGGACACCGCCGTGGGCTTCATGCGCCCCATCAAGCCGCGGACGCGTACGACCCGCGACGGCGTGACCCGCTACGCCGCTCGGCGTCCCGGCGCAAGATTCCGCGCGCGGTTCGACGGCGACGTGCTCACGCGGATGCGCTTCCGCGCGAGGCCGACTCGCTACCTGGACCCGCAGCCGCCCTTCGACGCCGTGCTGCGGCTGACCGAGGCGGACGTCACCGAGGTGACGGTCCTGCGTGAGGCTGGCGGGGAGTAGCGTCACGCCGCGCCTCCGCGCCAGCGGGGGTTCCGCCGGAACAGGTCGTCGACGTTGCACCGGAGCACTTCGGCGAGCGCCGCGATCGTGTTCGCGTGAGGGTTGCCGGGCCGCTGCTCCATCGCCCGGACCTGCGTCGTCGAGAGCCCGGCGCCGTGGGCGAGCTCACGCTGCGAGAGGCCGAGGCGGAGGCGGCGGTCCTGAATGGCCTCGCCGCTGACGATCAGCCGCGGCTCTAGTCCTCGAAGAGGCGCTCCATCTTGACGCCGAGGGCGTCGGCCAGCGCGGACAGGAGATCCGCGTGCGGTCCCTTCGTCCTGTCGGTTCGCGGCTTCTCGAGGTTCTTGACCTGCTCGTCGCTGCACCCGGCCTCGACGCCGAGACGCGCCTCGCTCCACCCCTTCGCGAGGCGGAGTCGTCTCAGCTTGTCCGGACTGAACCTCTTGGCCATGGTGTCCGCGGTCATGGGTTCCCTTCCGCGCCGCGGCATCCTGCCGCCGCGCCGACTGCCTTGCAAGTCCTCTTGCACTCATCTGCATGGAACCTATCTCCCTCAACTTGGGGCGTCAAGCCAATTTCCAAGGCAACTTGCTTAGTGACTTGACTCTACGACCCGGCAAGGACATACTTCGCGGGTCTTGGTTTCGCGCCCCTCGATGGCCTCGGCCACCCGGCCGAGCGAGAGGGCGGGGGCTGGCGGAGGCCCGGCGTCCCAGGCCGGGCACGGCGCGCGGCGACAGCGGCCGCGTGGTTGTTCGGACGAGACGCTACGGCGCGGGAAGGACAGTCGATGGCCACGGAAGCAAGGCGGCAAGCGGACTCCACGACCGGTTGCGATGCTCGCGCGAATGCCCACGATGGACTGCCCTCCCGCGTCTCGACCATCGCTTCTATCGGCGAAATCGCGCCACAGCGCGCCACTCCGAAATCGTTGTTCGTTGCGCCGGAACGCGCCGACCCGTCGAACGCAAGTGCTCCCGCGACTGAGGTCACGGCTCGCATCTGCCGCGCTTGCGAGGCCGGTCTCATCGAGGCGGACCGGTGCGCGAACTGCGGCTGCCCCGCGTCCTGGGCGCTCGCGCAAGAGGAGGCGGGGCTGGCGCCCCCCGAGACCGGCGGGACCGACTACGACCGGCGCGCGCAGACGATGGCGCGGTTCAGCGTCGCCGTCGCGCTGCTCGGCGTCGGTGTGTGGGTGGTGCTGCCGGCCGCGGTGTTCGGACGGACCGCGACGCTGATCGCGAGCGCGTGCATGGCGCTGCTCGCGGTGTCGCTCCTGGTCATCGTTCTGCGGAGGTCACGTCGATGAGGAAGCAGATCGTGCAGCGGCTCGTCGTGGACGTCCCGTCGGGAGGCGCCGAGCGCGATCGCGACGACGCGAAGGCGCGCCGGTTGAACCCGCTGTCGACGGTGATCGTGAACCGGCGCGGCGAGGAGACGACCCGGCCTCACTCGCAGGTCTCGAGGCGGAACCGGCACGACGCCTCGGGTCGGCGCCCGAACCTGCCCGGCACGCGGCGCTGGTCGAAGCTCGCGCGGTCGCTCCGCGCGCACGCGGACGGGCGGCGATGAGCATTCGACTTCGCCGCGTCGATGGGTCGCTCGTCGCACTCTGCGCAGTCGAGTGCGATCCGATGCCCGGCGACGTCCACCTCGACGACGAGGTCCACGCCGCGCTCGCTACGAAGTTCGCCGTGGACTGGGGTACGGGCTGGGAGCACCCGAAGCTCGCCGAACTCGCCGCGTCGCAGAAGGTCAGAGACGCGCAGGAAGAGCTCAACGCGTGGCTTGCCGCCGCGCCCTATCGGACCAACACCGACAACCACGTGTTGCTCGAGGACCACCGCCCAGCGCCGGAGTCGCGTTGGTGAGCGAGATCCTCGCCCTCGCGCCGAAGCATGTCGCCGAGCGCCTCGCGATCTCGCTGCGGCTCGCTCAGGCCCTCATGGCTTCCGGCGAGATCGAGAGCTTCCGCGTCGGCGGGAAGGTCCTGCGGACGACGACCGTCGCCCTCGATCGGTACGTCGCCGAGCAGACTCGACGCGCTCGACGGCGAGATCGAGTTCGTTCGCCGGAGCGTGCATGCCGTACCGATCGAGGACAAGCGCCGCGCTCATCCCGAGCCACCGCCCCACGGTCGGCGCAGGAACTCCAGCGCGCACGAGCAGCGAGGCGCGGCAATGTCTGAGATCGTGGAGGCGGAAGTCCGGAGGGAGGCGCGCGCGTCTCCTAGCGCGGCGCCAGAAGCGCTTGCTGCGCCTCGTCCATCGTGGCGCGATCTCAGCGAACACTCTGCGCTCCGGACGGCCAGGCCCGATGGAGTCGAGGAGTTGACGCGTGCTGGCGAGGATCGGCACCTCGCGCACCCGCCCGGTCTTCGAGATGCGGACGAGGATGCGCGCCTTGCCCACGTCGCGCCAGCGCACGCGCAGCGCTTCCCCTCGCCGCATCCCCGTCTCGCCGAGGAAGCTCACGAAGCCGCGCAGGGGCGCCGGCGTCTTCGCGTACAGCCGGCGCAGGCCGTCCTCGTCGAGAAAGTGCACTGCGCGCCGCTGCGCCTTCGGCGTCTCGAGACCCGTCCAGATGTTCACCTTGGCCGCGTTGCGCTTGATCGCGGCGCGCCACGCCACGGAGAGCGCCGAGCGGTACGCGCGCACGGTCAGCGGCGCGGAGCCGGACCGCGTGAGCTTCGCGAGGAAGTCCTCCGCGTCAGCGACGGAGACGTCGAGCATCGGCAGGTCGCCGAAGTGCTCCGCCGCCCGCAGGATGCGCCCGGAGAACGCCTCGAAGCTGCGCTCAGCGAGCCGTCCTCGTGCCAGGTCGAACAGCTCGTCGGCGGCGAACGTCGCGAGCAGCGCCTCGCGCGCGATGCCCGACCGGATCGACTCGTCGCGCTCAACGAGGCTCGTCAGCTTCGCGCGCGCGGCCTCCTCAGTCTTGCCGCCGTAGAGGCAGCGCCGCTTGCCGCGGTGGTCCCAGTAACGGACCCACCAGCCTGTACGCGTGGCCCGCTGTCCGACCGTGCCGACGGGGCGTTTCCGAGGCATCGAGGCGTCCCCTCAGGCGTCCCTTGTGACTCGTATCCCGTGCACCCTGCACGCCTTGTCGGCGTGAAACCAAGGAGAATGCTCATGTCCAGCCATGGAGCCCGCGGTCGGATTCGGACCGACGACCCCCGCTTTACGAAGCCGTTCTCCCCCCAGGCCGGGCTCGCGCATGAGGCGCAGGGTACGCAGGAAGCGACTGGCGCGGCCAAGTTCGGGCGTCCCGTGTGGCATCCGGGGGAGCTCACGCTCGGACGCACCTGCACGTACTTCTTCGTCGCCGAGGGACTGCCGTATTTCAAGGTCGGGCGCACCCGGAGTCTCGCGCAGCGCCGTGGTGAACTCCAGACTGGGTGCCCTGTCCTGTGCGCGTTCGTCTGCGCCTTCAGGGGGGACAGCGAGTCGCGTCTGCACGCGGCGCTCGCATCCTTCAGGACGAACGGCGAGTGGTTCGAGGTCTGCGCCGAGTCGATGGATGCGCTCGTGGATCTCGGGCTCGAACACGTCGCCCATGCGATCTGGCGCGGCTCCGAAGAGGGACTGAGCGCCCTCGAGGGCGGTAAGCCGTCGCCGCGCCCGCGCCTCATTCCCGGCGGCCGCGCCGCCACGGCGCTGCTGGCCTCCTTCCGCGCCGGTCCGGTCCTCCGAAAGGCCGCGCGCACGGCCGGGCTCGACGTCCTGGCGGCGATCGCCGGCGTCATCACCATCTTCTTCCTCGCGTAGGCCGGCCGATGCCCCGCTTCATCGGCCGCAAGGTCATCACCTCGCCGGACCTGCCGGACGATCCGTACCTCGTCCGCTGGACGCTCTTCTCCTGCCCGTGGTTCCAGGTGCTGCTGCACCGGTTCCTGCGGTCGGACTCCGCGGCCGTACACGACCACCCGTGGTCGTTCGTCTCGCTTGTGCTGTGGCGCGGCTACCGCGAGACGCTGCAGCCCTCCGTCGGACCGTGGCCCGAGCAGCAGATTCGGCGGCGCCCGTTCTCGATCGCCTTCCGGCGCGCCGAGGACCGTCACCGCGTCGTGCTCGACGTCGAGGGCTGGACGCCGGAGCGCAGCGGCCCGGTGCTCCAGGCGTGGACGCTCGTCTGCACTGGTCCGCGCCGACGGGAGTGGTTCTTCTACCCGCGCGGCGTCCGCGTGCCGTGGCGGGTGATGTGCTTCCACGGCGAGCGCTTCGTGAACGACATGCTGGACGCTGGGTGCGACTCGGCGTGGTTCGCGCGGCATGACGGGAAAGTAGCGGACCTCCTCGAGGCGCAGCCATGAGCTGCGACTGCTCCCCGAACCACGACCGATGCACGCGCTCGCCGTGTCCGTGCTGCGGACGACCGCGGCGGCGTCCGACGACGGCGGACTTCCTGCTCGCGGTGGGCGACTTGGCGCTCGGGTCGCCGCCCGCGCGCGCCCAGGAACCGCATCGCCACATGCACGCCGTCCCGAGCGGGAAGCCGCCGCGCGAGCCGTACGAAGGGCGCTCCCCCGAGGAGAGCGCGCGCCGGATCGCCGCGGCGGCCGCGAAGCGCGCGAGGAAGGCGGCACGCCGATGAGTACGCAAGCCGATTCCCGCTCCTTCGGCCGCATCGCTGAGCGCCAGGCCGCGCGGCGCCTACAGCCGACCGATGCGCACCTCGACGCCCGCAGCGCACTCGCGCAAGCGATGGCCGACCTCGACGAAGGCGTCCTCTCCGCGGCCCTCGGGCGCCCGCATGCGCGACGCAAGATCCGGTGGGCGATCAACGCGGTGAAGCGCGCGCTCCCACTCCTCGAAGAAGTGTCCGCGCAGATCGAGGCAGCGCAGTGACCGGCCTCGTGGTGGATCTGTTCGCCGGCGGCGGCGGGGCCTCTACCGGCATCGAGGCCGCGCTCGGCCGGCCCGTCGACCTGGCCGTCAACCACTCCGCGGTCGCGATCGCGGTGCACGAGGCGAACCACCGCGGCACGCGGCACCTGACCAGCGACGTCTACGAGGTCGACCCCGTCGAGGCGACGCGCGGCGAGGCGGTCGAACTGCTGTGGGCCTCGCCGGACTGCACGCACTTCAGCCGGGCGAAGGGCTCGCGCCCCGACCGACCACGCTCGAAGAAGATCCGCTCGCTCGCCTGGGTCGTCGTGCGCTGGGCGAAGGCGGTCCGGCCGCGCGTGATCTGCCTCGAGAACGTCGAGGAGTTCGAGACGTGGGGCCCGCTCGGCAAGGACGGGCAGCCGCTCGTCCGCCGCATGGGCGAGACGTACCGGGCGTGGCGGCGCGCCCTCGAGCGCCTCGGCTACGTCATCGACTCGCGCGTGCTCGACGCGTCGCGGTACGGCGCGCCGACGCGGCGCAAGCGGCTATTCGTCGTCGCGCGTTGCGACGGGCAGCCGATCGTGTGGCCGGCTCCGACACATGGGCTCGGCCTGCTCCCCTTCCGCACTGCGGGCGAGTGCATCGACTGGTCGATCACGACGAGGTCGATCTTCGGCCGGAAGAAACCGCTCGCCGACAAGACGCTGCAGCGGATCGCGGAGGGCATCCGGCGGTTCGTGCTGGAGAACCCGCGGCCGTACATCGTGCGCGTCAACCACGGGCGCGACATCGGGCGCGTGCAGGAGACGGACGAGCCGCTGACGACGGTCGAGGCGACACGGCGCGGGCATGCGGTCGTCGCGCCGCACCTCGTGAAGTTCCGCCACGACTCGTCCGGTCAGACGGTCGACGCCCCCATGCCGACCATCACCTCGGGTGGCAACGCCGGCGGGCGCCCCGCTGGCGCTGCCCACGCCCTCGGCGTCAGCGCGGCGTCGCTCGTCCCGATCGGCTACGGCGAGCGCGATGGGCAGCGCACGCGCACCGCCGACATCGCCGCGCCCCTCGGAACCGTCGTCGGCGCGAAGAAGCACGCCGTCGCCTGCGCCGCGTTCGTCGCGAAGCACTTCGGCGGCGTCTACGGCCAGCACCCCGACGAGCCGATCGGCACCGTCACCGCCCGCGACCACCACGGGCCCGTCGCGGCCGCGCTGCTGAAGTTCCGCGGCGCGCCGGAGACGCATCCGCAGGGCTCTCCCCTCGACGAGCCGATGCCCACGATCACCGCGGGCGGGATGCACCTCGCCGAGTGCCGCGCGTTCCTCACGAAGTTCTACAGCTCGAAGGGAACGAAGGGCGCGTCGCTGTTCGACCCGGCGCCGACGGCCACCGCGAAGGCGCGCTTCGGCCTGGTCGTCGTGGACGGCGTCGAGTACGAGATCGGCGACATCTTCCTGCGGATGCTCGAACCGGAGGAGCTGCTCCGCGCGCAGTTCGGGGACCACGCGCAGGGCTACGACCTGTCGCCGGCGCGGACGAAGGAAGCGAAGACGCGTCTGATCGGGAACAGCGTCTGTCCCGATGTCGCCGCGGCGCTCGTGCGCGCGAACGTCGGCGTGGCTGAGGAGGTCGCGGCGTGACCAGCGACTTCCGCCAGCGCCGCGCTATGTGCGCTACCTGCCCCTACAGGGGCGGCGTCGCGAAGTCGGACGGCTGGGACGAGATCGTCCAAGACGTCCTCGCGGCGGGACGGGTCGGCGACGCGCCGATGCCATGCCATGAGGACGATCCGTACGAAGTGCTCGGCATCCAGTGTCGGGGCAACGCCGAGGGGACGCGGATGCTCCGCCGGATACTGGCGACGCGGAGTTCGACATGATCCGGATCCTTCCGACCGCCTGGCTGCGCGCCGACTCCCCCTTCGCGACCGTATTCCCCGACGGAGCGCCCGTCCAAGGCCCGATCACCGCGCCCGGCCGCTTCGCCGGAGACACCGAGGGCTTCTACCGCTGCGACTTCGCGCGCTGCACCGACGAGCAGCGGGCGGCCGTCGCCGAGATGGTCGCGAAGGCGTGCGGTGGCACGGCGGCCGAGGCGCTTGCGCACTGGCAGCGCGAGGGGTTCATGCCCCTGCGGGAGCGGCACGTCGAGAGCGTGAGCTGCGATGGGAGGTTGCTGCTGTGACGGCGCCCGAGCTGTCCGGAGCGTCCGCATGAGCCGCCTTCCCGGCGCCGTCGGCTGCGCGTACCACGAGTGCGCGAACGAGCAGACGCACGTCCAGTTCTCGTGGAAGTTCCAGGGCGAGCTGCGCCGCGTCGTTGGCGTCGCGTGGGACGTCTGCTTCGACCACGCTGCACTCGCAGCGGCAGTGTGCGCTGACCCCCGCATCGCCGACCGCGCGCGTCAGCTCGCGGCGCGGCTCGCGCAGGCGGAGGCGACTCGATGACGCGCACTCCCGACATCGGCGGACCGGTCGGCCGCGCTTGGCGTATGGCCGCCGCGGCGCAGCCGGCGGTCCTTGCCGGATACCTCGTCCACCGGCCGGGCGCGCACCCGCTCTGGAGCTGCTACTGGATCTCGGTCGTCCACCTGCGCGTGGAACCGGAGCTCCAGACGCCGAAGCTCCAGTTCGACGGCGCCAGCCATGAGCTGTCGATCTGGTCGCTCAACCCGGACCACATGGCCACGCCGGACCCGTCTGTCCGCGTGGAGGACCTCAAGTGGCTGGAGCCGCCCGATCTGAGCTTCCAGTTCACCGGCACCGACGACGAAGCCGAGCGTCTCGTCGGTGACGCCGTCGCCGTGATCTGCCGGTATGCGCGTGTCTCCCCGGACAGCGACTTCCGCGCGTGGTGGAATCGAGCGCTGACGAACACGCTCGAGCACTACCGGACTGGCGCGCACGGAGCGCGGCCGTGAGGAACCTCTCGTTCGCCCTCACCGAGCAGGCCGTCCGCAACCGGACGAAGACCGTGACGCGGCGCCGTGGCACGTTCTGGTTCGAGGTCCTCGAGGAAGGCGCGCTTCTCTCCGGCGTCCGCAAGTCGCAGGGCCTCCGCCCTGGCGAGCAGATCGAGCGCCTCGCTGTGGTCCGCGTTCTCGATCTCCGAGTCCTGAGCGTCGACGCCGAGTTGAACGGCGATGGGTATGAGACGGTGCGCGAGGGCTTCCCGCATCTCTCGTGGCCTGAGTTCGTCGCGATGTTCTGCAAGCACATGAAGTGCACGCCGCACGACGTCGTCACCAGGATCGAGTTCGAGTACGTCGAGCAGCGGCCCTCGCGCGACTTCTGCGGCGTGAACTGCACGAGCAAGGCGTGCGTGTACGAGTCGGCGGAGCTGCACCGCATCGGGACCTGCCGCTGCTCGTGCCACGAGTGGAGCGTGTTCGCGCGGCGATCGCGGGCGGGCGCGCGGTGAGGAACCTCCGCAGACGCCTGAACGCAGTGCCGCACGATCTGCTGCGCGGGCTCATCGCGCGCCTCGTGCCCCGCTACCCGACCGGCCGCCAAGCCTGGTTCGACCTGCCGTACGTGCGAGACGATGGACCACGGAAGTGCCGGTGCTGCTTCGTGATCCTCGAGGGGCGGCGCCGGACGTGGTGCTCGGACGCCTGTGTCAACGTGTGGTGCCTCGTCGGCTTCGGCGACCCGGCAGACGTGGTGTTCGCCCGCGACCGCGGCGTCTGCGCTGCCTGCGGCGTCGACTGCATCGCGGCGTCGCGCGCGATCCGCTCCCTGCATCGCGTCGCCGAGCGCCGCATCCCGAAGGTCCCCGATCTGCCGTGGTGCGCGTACAGCCCCCGGAAGTGGGACGACCCTGATCGAGCCGCTGCGCGCGCGGAGCACAAGCGCCAGGTGGAGGAGCGGTCCGCCGCCATCCTGGTGTGGATCGCCGACCGTCTACAGGTCCTCCGGCCGGAGTTCGCCCGGTTCCCCGCGAAGCTCTCTCACACCTGGGAGGCCGACCACATCGTCCCCGTCGTCGAGGGCGGCGGCAACGAGCTGGCGAACCTCCGCACGCTCTGCACGCCCTGCCATCGCGACGCGACGCGGACGCTTGCGGGACGCCGCGCAGTGAACGAGCGCCGGCGGAAGTGGGCGGAGAAGCGATCGCGGTGGGAGGCAACCGCGTGACGGCCTACCGCTACCTCCTCGAGCGAGAGACGGGCGCCCTCGTTGGCCGCGCGGTGGGCCTCTTCGTGATGCTCAACCCGAGCACGGCCGACGAGAACCACGACGACCCAACCATCCGGCGCTGCGTCGGCTTCGCGCGCCGCGAGGCCTGGGCGTGGATGCGCGTCGTGAACCTGTTCGCCGCGCGCGCCACCGATCCGCGCGAGTTGCTCGAGATCCCGCGCGCCGAGATGATCGGCCCGGGGAACGACGACGTCATCTGCGGCCAGATCAAGGCGGCGTCGATCGTCGTCGCCGCGTGGGGTGCGACGCAGGACCTTGAGTTCGCCGCGTCGTTGCGAGTCCGTCAGATCCTGGACGCTCTCGGCGGCCATGCAGTGGAGTGGTTCTGTCTCGGCGTCGCAAAGTACGGCGCGCCCAGGCACCCGCTGTACGTGCGCAAGGACGCCCCGCTGCGCCCGTGGCGGCTCGAGGACTGGCGCATCGACCAGGTGCGCCGATGACGCGCCGCGGCGGTCCAGCGTACAAGCACACCTCGCAGCCATTCGCCGTCGTCACTGTGTTCAGCGACGGCTCCGGTGTCGACGTGCGCCCGTTCGCGAACACTGTGCTCGCCCGTGCATGGGTCGAGAAGGAGACCGGCGAGCGTCTGTGGACGCGCATGCCACACGAGCGACGCGTCGTGCGGTTGCCCGAGCTGCTCGCCTGGGTGCGGGCGAACGAGGTCAGCGGATGACCGTCCGCATCCTCGTCGGCGACTCCCGCGATCGCTTGCGCGAGATCTCGGACGAGTCCGTGCACGCGGTCGTGACGTCGCCACCGTACTGGGGCCTCCGCTGCTACGGCGTCGACGGCCAGCTTGGCCTCGAGCGCACGCCGCAGGAGTACGTCGAGAAGCAGCTCGAGGTCTTCCGCGAGGTGCGCCGCGTCCTGCGCAGCGACGGCTCGCTCTGGCTGAACATCGCCGACAGCTACGTCGACGACGGCGGCAGCGGCGCCCAAGGCGCGACGGGTCAGCGCGCGGACCGCCGGCACACGCAGCGCTCCCTCGGCAAGAAGCGCGTCACCCGCCCCGGCCTGAACGGCGCCGGCGCCACGCAGGCCCACGCGCTGCGCGCCGACGAGGCCGGCCGCTGGGGAGAGGGGCTGAAGCCGAAGGACCTGGCGGGCATCCCCGAGCGTCTCGTTCTGGCGCTTCAGGCGGACGGGTGGTGGTGGCGCGGACGCGTGGCGTGGGTGAAGCCGAACCCGATGCCCGGCTCGCAGAAGGACCGTTGCACCTCGAGCTGGGAGTACGTCTACCACCTGACGAAGTCCGAGGACTCGTACTTCGACTGGTTCGCGATCGCCGAGGAGACGACCGGCACCGCGCACCCGCGCGGCCGCGGCGTCAATCCGAAGTCATCCGCGGACGCCCCGGGTTCCAGGCAGAACCCGTCCTTCTCCGCCGCGGTGCGCGGCGTCGAGGACATCCGCTTCCCGAGGGACGTGTGGACGATCCACACCGACGGCTTCGCCGGCGCGCACTTCGCCACGTTCCCGCGCGAGCTCGCGCGGCGCGCGATCGCCGCGGCCACCTCCGAGATCGGCGTCTGCGGGGCCTGTGGTGCGCCGTGGACGCGTCTCATGCAGCGCGCCGGCGTCGAACTGCCGCTGCTCAACGAGACCATCGAGCGCGAGAAGGCGCCGCGCGGCCGCCGACCGTCCGGGTGGTCGCACGGCACCGGGCGCCGCCACGACGAGAGGGCCGGACGGTACAAGGGGAAGCACAGCACGACCGCGCCACAGGCCTCCGGGCGGAAGATCCTCCAGAGCGTGGCGGACGCGCGCGCCGCCGGCGGCGACCACGACAACCCGTTCGGAGGCTGGGAGCACGTCGGATGGCGCAGGACCTGCACGTGTCCGCACACGCCGCCCCAGCCCGCGACCGTGCTCGACCCGTACGGCGGCGCCGGCACGACGGGCCTCGTTGCGCAGCAGCTCGGCCGCGACGCGGTGCTCGTCGAGATCTCACCGAAGTACGCCGCCATGGCGCAGCGCAGGATGCCGGCGCTGTTCTCGAAGGTGACCGTCGCATGAGCCCGCGCGCGAAGAAGCCGCTCGAGACCTGGCGCACGCCGGAGCAGCGCACCGCGCACGCTGGCCTCGTCGGCACCTGGTACCACTGCCCCGCGCACGACCTGCTCGGTCCCGACGAGGTCCTGCTGCTCGGTGACGTCGTGTACTGCGGCCGCGAGGACTGCACCGAGCGCCTGCGTCTGGCGCACTCCGCGGTGAATGACGTCTCCGATCGGAGCTGGAACGAGCCGAGCCAGGCGGAGAAGGCGGCCATGCGGGCCCGGCGCCTGGACCAGATCCCGGCGACTGCGCCGGAAGCTGGTCCACCTCCGGCGCCCGTGGAAGTGAGTCCCGAGGCCGATCCCGCGACCCCACTGGACCAGGTGGACGCGAAACCGCCCGAACTGGTCCACTCGAAGGAGGCTCCTGTGGTTGCACGCCCTCAGACGGTCGGCGACGTCGTCCGGAAGTTCATCGCGACGACGAAGGCGAGCGAGATCACCACGAAGGACACGTGCATCGTGGCGCGCGCGGCGTTCCACGAGCTGACGCCGGCGGTCGTCGATCCGCGCGTCGCGGTGACGCTGTCGAAGCTCGTCGCCGACGGGGAGCTCTATCGCATCCGGCGCGGCGCGTTCAGGAGGACCAGCGCGGGGCTTCTGTGCAGCTCCAGCGTGCTGGCGGATCAGGGCGAGAAGTCGCCCAAGAACGCAAGCAACTCCGAGCGAACGCAAGCGCAGCCGTCCCCGTCACGGGACTCGAGAAATCCCGGAAAACCCCTGGTTTCGCCGAACGGCGCAGGCTCGACCGTTTCCCATTTCGCCACCTCAAATGAGGTTGAAAAAGTGGAAAAGTCGAGCCTGCCGGAGTCGGTGGATGAGCACCCGAACGGCCGCGTCCCATGGTCCGGCATCACCGACTCCACCGCCGCGCGCGGCGCGGCCGCCGAGATCGAGCGCCGCGCGCGGCGCGGCCGCACCGACGCCGAGAAGGCCTCCGACGAGCTGGCGTTCCTCCGCAGCGAGATCACCCGCCTGACCGCGCAGGTCGACGAGCTCCAAGGCACCTCGGTGCCGCAGCCCGTCGGCGCCGTCCCGCTCACGCTGCAGTTGCCCGGCGTCCTGACCAGGGCGCTGACGCAGCTCGCTGCGACAGGCTTCTACGGAGAGTCGGCCGCCGATGTCGCCGTGCGCATGATCCAGGGCCAGCTCTGCTCCATGCTGGAGTCGGGCGGCCTCGACAGGGCGGTGCGCCGCCAAGACCACGCCGCATGACCACGAATTCGCGTCCGCCCTGCTCGGGGAAGGAACCCCCGCTACCCGGTTCCGGAACCAGGCAGGGCGGCGCATCGGAGCACCCATGAACCCACGCGTCGTCGTCCTCCTCCGTTGCTCGACGTCGAACCAGGACCTCGACTTCGCGGCCCAGCGCGCCACCGTCAAGGAGTGGCTCGTCCGAGCTGGTCTCGACGTCCGACCAGACGACTGGCGTGAAGAGCCCGCTGTGTCCGGCGCCCGCCGGCGACGACCTGTGCTCGACCGGATCATCCGCGAGGCCGACGCCGGCGAGATCACGCACGTCGTGTGCGCAGACTTCGACCGAGCTGGCCGCTCCGGCTTCCGCACCTGCGCGATGGTCGAAGACCTCGTTGAGGACTCCGGCGTCACCGTCGTGTTCGTCCGCGAGGGCCTGGTGCTCTCCATGCCGCTCGCCTTCAAGGACCGCGCCTACATGGCGGCGATGTCGATCGGCGGCATGGCGAAGCTCGAGGCCACAGGGAACGCCAGCAAGGCCGGTGTGGCGGTGGCGAAGGCCCGCGGCCGCGCGGTTGGCGCTGCTCCTTTCGGTACCCGTTGGGACGGCCACCCAGCGACTGTCGATCCGGTGACCCGCCGGCGCACAAGTCACCCAGCGACGCTCGTCCCCGTCGACGAGGAGCTCGCCACGCTGCGCCGAGCGCTGGCGCTGCGGGAGAACCTCCGACGCTGGGATCTCGCTGCGGCCGCGCTCACCACAGAGGGCCGTCTGACCCGCAAGGGCAGGCCGTGGATCGCGTGGAAGCTCGCTCGGGCCTGCCGCAACCCCAGGGTGCGGATGTTCCTCGTCGGGTGGTCAGGATGACCAGGGACGAGCTCCTCGAGAGGCGCGCGCAGCTCCTCCTGCTGTACCAGAACCCACAGAGCACCGAGCAGCTCGTCGAGGCGGCGGCCGAACTGGACCGTATCTCGACGGCGCTGCGGGACCTGCCTCCACCGCCGCGGCCGGCGCCGCCTCCGAAGCCCCGTCGTCGCTCCCGCTCCATCGATGGCCGTGCCCGTGCCGCAGGAGACACCTGATGCCGATCCGCGAAGACTTCGCCATCGTCAAGGCCCGCGCGCTGAGCGACCCGCGGTTGCTCCGAGCCGCTGAGCTCTACGTCGAGAAGAAGCTGGCCCGTGAGGAAACGGCCCTCGCGACAGTCATCGGACACGTCGCTTGTCTCGGCCTCTGGACCATGCGAGAGACCGACGACGGGACCGTCACCGGCGACGGTCTTTCGACGGTGCGCGCCGCGACCGGCACGACGACCCGAGTGGCCCGCGTGATCCTCGAGTGTCTCCGTAGTGAGGGAGTCGATCTGGTGACCTCGGAGGGGTGCGAAGTGGGGCGCGTCAGACTGCGAGGGTTCGTAGACGCCTACAGACCAGTGGTCATGGACCGTCAGCGCAAGGCGAAGTGGGCTCAGGAGCGCCGCGCGTCGATGTCTACGTCGACGTCTACGCCAGCCGACCCATCGACGTCTACGGATGGGGGTCGTAGACGTCTACAGGACAACGGCGTAGACGTCTACGTAGACGGCATGCGCGCGCGCGCGCGCGAGGGCGCGCCTAACGCGCGCGTTACCGGACCGGACCGAACCGATTCCCCCCCACCCCCCCCTGACGGGGGGGCCGGTGCTCCGCCCCCGAGCAGCAACGGCGCCGCCCACGACCCGGCGAACACCGCCACCGAGCACCTCCGACCACGTGACCAGCGACGGATCGCCGACGAGCGACGACTCGAAGACGCACGGCAACGAGCGATCGAACAGCAGCGCTCGGAGTTCGACGCAGCACGCCGCACCGCAGCCCCACCAGAGCGACAGGCCGAGCACCTCGGCAGCATCCTCAACCAGCTCGGCATCCCACGGACGACCGAGCCCGAGCACACCGACGAACACGCTCGGCAGATCCGTGTCGCAGGATGGCTCACCAGCAAGCTCCTCGACCCAGCACCAGACCCCCGCATCCGCAACCTCCTCGACGTCCTCGCACGAGACCGAGACGAGCAGTGGACCGAAGAGGCCGAGCGACTCAAGGCCGACCTCGAGAGCCCAGCTTGATCGTGACGGCAGATGCGTTGCGGTGCGCGCGCGAGGTTGAGGCCCCATGGGGCATGGCACCTCGCCGTCGCCCGTCCGCCGCCGCGCCGCGATGGCCGCCGCGCACCGAGGACGCCCGTCCCTGGTGCGCGGCCGTGGGCTCGGTGGGCTCGGCCGCGACCACCGCGCTACGGCCGACGACGGGCGGCACCCCCCCCTGGTGGCCCGTTCGCCAGGGTCGAAGTTGCCTCAGCGGTTGTCACCCGCAACGAGCCTCGCGCGCACCTGAGCGCCGTCCCACGGAGGTTTCCCCGATGACCAGTCCCCTTCGCCTGCCATCGATCGTGAAGGCCGTCCTGTCCGCGTTCGGCGGCTGCGTCGACTGTGGCGAGTCCGACCCGGTCGTGCTGGACTTCGACCACCGGGACGAGACGCTGAAGGAGTTCCAGATCAGCGGCGGTGGCGGCACGTGGAGGCGAGGTCTCGCGGGCACGCTGCTGGAGATCGAGAAGTGCGACCTGCGATGTGCGCGGTGCCACCGGCTGCGGACGGCGTCGCGGCAGTACCCGGAGGTCGCCGCGGCGATGCGAACGCTTGCTGCGGCAGTCGACACGACGCGCGCGCCGCTCGAGGTCATCCACGAGGTCCTCGGCGCGCGGCGTCGATCAGTCGCGAGGACGACGCGGTTCGACGGCGGCTCGCGCGCGTTCGGTGGCCGGCCGCACCGCTGGACGTCGGAGACGCAGCGGCGACTCCGCGAGCTGCTCGGTCAGGGCTTGTCGATGAGGCGCATCGCGCGCGAGGGCCTCGTGCGCGGTCGGGGCGGCGCTCCCTTGTCGCTCGGCACGCTGAAGGCGATGTACCGTGTGCGCAGAGGGCCTCCGCTGGTGTACACGGTGAAGCGCGCGCTGGTCGCGTCGGAGCTGGACCTGGCGGCGGCGCGGCGCACGCAAGCGCGGCGGATCCCGGCGTGACCGCCGTGACACTTGCTCCCATCGCGCGCGGCCGTGGATACTCCGTCCACGGAGGGCGCATGCTCGAGGTGCTGCTGTGGGTGGGCGTGCTCATCCTGTCGTGCGTGGTTGCGGAGCTCGCTTCCGGTGGCCGGGGGACCTGGCTGTGGGGGGTGTTCGGTCCAGCGGGTTGGTTCGTTGCGGCGATGCGCGGGATGCACATGCGCTTCGAGGACGCGTTCCCGTCGGCGATCGCCGCGCCCGAGCCGGAGCCGAAGTACCACGCGCCGCCGCGTCTGCGTGGCGCGACTCGGCGCCGGCGTCGAGAACGCGAGCAGCTCGCGGCCGAACAGGAGCGCGCGGCGGACACCGCGGCCGCCGACGAGGTCGAGCACGGAGCTGCGGCGCCGGATGAAGACCCACCGGCATGAGCCCAGGCGGGCTCAGCGATGCGGGGGCATTTCCGAAATACGTTATCCCCGTCAACGGACTGTGCGTATAAGCTCTGTGACGTGAGCTGGGGTTGCGCGACGTGCAAGTCCCGCTTCACGCTGAGCCGGGCGGACGCCCGATAGGAGCCCATGACTTCGCACGCCGCTGAGATCGACGCCACGCTCGCCCAGGCCGAGGGGCGCCTGGAGTACTTCGAGGGTGAGGTTTCGGCCGAGGCCTGGAAGCACGCCCACGCGCGGGCCATGAAGTGCCGCGCGTTCGAGAGCACGCTGGCGTTCGGCTGCGTGCTGTTCGACACGATCGTTGAGGCGGACTGCGTCCTGCGCGGTCTGATGACCGACGGCGCGCTGAGCGTCGACCCGACCCGGTACGACGAGGTCATCCGCGGGCTGATCTCGTGGTGGCTCAGGCCGTGTGAGCCGCTCGAGACGAACATCGGTGAGTTCGAGCGCGAGTTCGGCCAGGTCGAGCACGCGGCGGAGTTCAGGAAGCGCCACGCCGAAGCGCTGTGGATGCTGAAGCCGGCCGCGCAGGCGTTCGACGACCCGAAGATGGTCGCGTGCCGCGACCGGGCGATCGAGGAGCTGCGCTCGGCGCGCGACTAGGCTTGTTCCCGGCGCGGGCGTCGGTCGATCGGGGATCTCCGAACTACGCCGATGCGGCGGCGAGCAGGATGCGCCGAGCCCACGGCGACAAACTCGATCCCTCACGCGCCGCGGCCGTCTCCAGGCGGCGCCGCTCGTCGGGCCTGAACCGCACGACGACCATCGCGGCGCGGATCTCGCCCTTCGGCAGCTTCGGGCGTCCGACCTTGGGCTTCTTGCTCATGGGGGTAAGCGTACAACGGGAACTCTTTACGTCATACGTTTATTTTGTGGACGGGCGGGAGTTCTCGTTATACATTTATCGACATGAGCAAGAAGAGCAAGTCAGGCGCGAGTGACCGGGTGCGGGCGATGCGTAGCGTGCGCTCGACAGGGTTCAAGTTCATGCTCGCCGAGCTCCCGGCCGCAGTGCAGCGCCGCGCGCAGGAACTCTTCGACAACCACTTCGCGAAGAACCCGAACGACCCGGTTCTCTGCACAGAGGAACTCTTCGACTCGAAGAAGGGTCGCCACCGCAACGGCAGCAAGTCAGTCCGCGTCACGCTGCGCTATCGCGCGATCTACGTTGTCGACCGCGGCGCGGACGGCAAAGGCCCAGCGCAGGCGTTCTGGTACTGGATCGGGTCGCACGAGTCCTACAACGGGTTCATAGGATGCACGGGATAGGACGCGCGACGCGGCTTGCGGGAGCGCGCCGTCGTCGCCGGCGACTCGTAGAATGCACCTCGTGAGCGAACCCAGGCGACTCGACTTCCTCGCGTGGTTGAAGTCGCACCTCATGGACGAGGGCCCGATCGGCGACCTCGCGTGGAACGTGTACGAGGATCGCGGGATCGATGGCCGCGTCGCGCGGGCCTGGTCGCGCGGTCGATGGGTGCAGCGGCTTCAGGGATCGGGCGCGCCGCCGGCGGCGCTCGAAGTGTTCAACGCCGCCTGGTCGGCGTGGAAGTCCTACGTGGCCGGCGACGAGACGCACGCCGTGCCGCGGCGCATCAACCCCCGCGCGCTGTCGATGAAGCAGCGATTCGCGGTGCTGCGCCGTTGCGGCTTCCGATGCGTCTACTGCGGGACGCCGGGTGCGGAGGTACAGCTCGTCGTCGACCATGCGCGCTCGGTCGTCGAGGGCGGCGACCGCGGCGCCGACAACCTCGTCGCCGCGTGTCGCCCGTGCAACATCGGGAAGGCCACGACGTCGTGTGCTCCCGCGCAGGCGCGGCCGACATCCGCGGCCGTGGCGGCGTTCTCGGCAGGCTGACGCGGATCCGTCGCGCGCCTCGCGCGAGCTCGCCACCACCACCGCTCGCGGTGGTTGCCCCTTGACACGCACCCCCTCGCGGCTACGCTTCCCCCGCCGCCGGTGGTAGCGCCCGGAGGCATGGAAGAACCATGTCGAGTGCGCTACCGCCCTGTCCCGAGCCCGTCGTCCGCGTCGCGGACGGCACGCCAGAGCGCCGCATCCGCGGCGGCTCCATGCACACGCGCGTCGGCGGCAAGCGCGCGGACCGGATCAGGGCCCGCGAGGTCGTGCGGCTGATCTGCGAGCAGCGGATGAGCCGCGCCGACGCGTTCTGGTGCGTCGCTTCGTCGCCGGAGATCGGCATCCCGCAGTTCATCGAACTCGCGGCGAAGCAAGCGCGGCCGCGCGACGCCACGCTCGATCGGCGCTGCATGAACCTGTTCGAGCGCGTTGCGCCGCACGAGGTGCAGAGCGCGCTCGCGGACGTGCGGCTCGTGCTCACGCACTCGGCGCTGCCCGCGGCACGGATGCTCGCGGCGAACGCGTCGCGGACGGTCGCGGACAAGGACCTCGCGTCAGGCGTCAGCGCGCAGACGAAGGCCGCGGAGCTGCTCTTCCGCGCGCTCGGCGTCGTCGGCACCGGCGCGGGCACGCAGGTGAACACGCAGGTGAACGTGAACCTCGACGGGCACCTCGACGCGCAGCGCAAGGCCAGGGAGATCCTCGAGGGCCGTACGGCGATCGATACTCCGGTGACTCGGATCGAGGACCGCGCGCCGCCCCCGGCTGAGCGGCAGCCGTGAACGACGAGCGCCGCGCGCAGTCGACGACGACCGACGGGAAACCGCCGCGGCCCGGCTTCGAGAACGCCAGCGCGCCGGCGCCGATCCGCGCCGACGGCCAGCACGAGGCGTACTGGGTGCTGAAGCCGGAGGAGCGCGCGAAGGGCTGGGTGCGGCCGCTGCGCCAGGAGTACGAGCACGTCGGCATCCGGCCGACGCACGCGGTGCGCGACCTCACCGCCGACGAGCAGGAACGCTACGCCGCGTTCGGCTACGCGAAGTTCGAGCAGTACCCGGAGGGGAGCGACACCCTCGGGCGCTACTGGACCGAGCGCGATCTGACGAGCGGCTGCGGTGCGATCACGCACATGGGCCTGGCGCTCGCCGAGACGTACGCGCGAGAGCCCGGCTACTACGGCTTGACGTTCTGCGTCGGCTGCAGCAAGCACCGGCCGGTCGGCGCGCACGGCGAGTTCGTGTGGAAGGGAACGACGGAGCGCGTCGGCACGTGAAGGCGCAGGGAATCGCCGAAGCGGTGAGGAAGCCGATGCTCCTCGCACATCCCGAGGTGCTCGCGCTCTCGACTGCGGACCCGTGCTACTACGTCGCCGAGGTCCTCGGCAGGGACCTACACTCGTTCCAGCCCGACTTCCTGCGCTCGGTGCGTGACTACGACGAGACCGCGGTGCGGTCGGCGAACGGCGTCGGCAAGTCGATCGCTCTCGCGTACGCGGCGAGCTGGTTCCTCGACTGCTTCGAGTCGAAGGTGCTCATCACCGCGCCCGTGCACCGCCAGTGCGAGTCCACGTACCGGTACTTCAAGGAGTTCCGCAGGACCGCGCGCTACGAGCTGCCCGGCGTCTGCATGGAGCAGCCGTTCTGCCGGATCGGCGAGAACTACTACGCGCAGTTCTTCACCGCGAAGGACGCGGCCGCGTTCGCCGGCCCGCACGCCGCGCGGATGTTCCTCGGGTGCGAAGAGGCCGGCGGTCTCCCCGAGGACATCTACACCGGCGTGTACGGGTGCGCCCAGGGCGAGCACGACCGCATCGCGCACCTCGGGAACCCGTGGAGCAACGGCGGCACGTTCGTCGGGCTCTGGAAGGGACGCCGCGAGGAGGCGATGCGCGCGAAGCGCCTACGTCTGTTCACGGTGTCCGCGCTGGACTCCCCGAACGTGAAGCTCGGCCGCGACGTCGTGCCGGGCCTCGTGTCGAGGAAGGCCGTCGATCGTCTCGCGGAGCGGTTCGGGAAGTCCAGCGACGTGTACCGGGTGCGCGTGCTCGGCCTGCCGCCGCGCCAGGACTCCGCGTCGGTGATCCCCCTCGCGGCGTGGGAGGCGGCGAAGCTGCGCGGCGAGAAGTTCGCCGGCGAGGAGCATCCCATCGTCGGGCGCCCGCGCGCCGGTCTCGACTTGGGCGGCGGTGGAGACGGCGACCCGTGCGCGTTCGTCGAACGCGACGACGTGCGGGTGCGTCGCGCGAGGACCTGGTCGGGAGAGTCGCTCGCGGTGTCGCGTGAGGTAGCGCGCGCGTGGCTCATCGGGAACCCGACGGGAGCGCTGGCGATCGACGCCGGCGGACTCGGCCTCGACACGGCCGAGCAGCTCCTCAACGAGTTCGGCGGCCGCGTCGTGGCGGTGCAATTCGGCGGCGCGCAGATCGGCGAGGACGACGAGGACTTCCTCGTCGCCGCGGGCAGCGACGACCGCGTGCCCCTGTACGCGAACCGCCGCGCCGAGATCTGGCACAAGGCCGGACGGTGGCTCGAGGGGGTTGGGGAGCTCGATCCGAGCATCGAGACGGATCTGCTGCAGGAGCTCGAGGAGGACCTGCTGTGCCCGCGATGGAAGCCGCAGGCGCGCGGGCAACTCTTGATCGAGCCGAAGGAGGAGACGCGGAAGCGGCTCGGCCGCTCGCCGAACCTTGGTGATGCGCTCGCGCTCAGCGTCGCCGCGGACTTCGAAGAGTGCGTGGCGACCGCGGGCGCCGGGACGTCGATCGAGGCGCGTATCCGGTCCGCCGAGCAGCAGGTGCAGGAGCTGCGCACCCAGCTCCGCGATGCGGACGCCGCGAATCCGGTACGCGACGACGCCGCGAAGCGGCTCGCCGTGGACCTGCTCGAGGCGCGCCGCGACCTCGGACGGCTCGTCACGGAGCTCCGCGAGTCGCGGGGCGGCGCTGTGACGACCGCGCGCGGCGGCACCGCCGACGTGTTCAACGGCCGCGGCCCCGACAACTGGAGGCGGCACGGATGAAGCGCACACTGCCTGGAATCCGCGCCGCCGGCGCCGCGCTCGGTCGCGTGCGGAACTTCGTCAGCGCCGTGCGCGCCGACTTCGACCGCGGCGTGCGGATGACCGCGACGGACGATCACTCCGCGGACACGCCGGAGAATGCGCCGTACTGGAACTCCGGCCAGCGCACGCTGCGCGACCTGCCGAAGTTCAGCCGCAAGGCGATGCAGGACGACGCGGCGCGCGCGCACCAGCGCTACGGAATGGCCCGGCGCGCCGTCGCGAACACGCGCGGGTTCACCGTCGGCGCGCTCCCGCCGCGACCGAAGGCGAAGGACGAGCGCGTCCAGCAGAAGCTCACCGCGTTCTGGGACCACCCGAGGAACAACCTCGAGGAGCGCATCCCGGAGTGGTCGAACGACCTGGCGGTGTACGGGGAGCTGTGCGCGCTCGTCGCCGCTGGCACCGGCAACGGACTCGGGTCCGGCCAGAGCAGTCTCACGACGATCGGCATCCTCGACCCCGGCGTGATCGACGACGTCGTCACCGATCCGCAGGACGCGCAACGCCGCATCGCCGCGCTGGTGAAGCTGCGCGACGGGAAGCTCAGGGCGCACCCGATCATCGGCAAGGACAGCACGCTGCCGTCGCCGTTCGAGCACGTGACGGTCGGCGCCGAGGTCGAACTCGAGATCGTGGACCCGGCCGGGCGACGCATGCAGATGGTCGTCGTCGGGCAGCCGTGTCTGTACACGCGCGTGAACGCGCTCTCCACGCAGGCGCGCGGCGACTCCGACCTGTACCCGGCGCTCGACGCGCTCGCGCTGCGCGATCGCGGCGTGTTCAGCTTCATGGAGCGGCTCGCGCTGATCGCCGCGTTCGTGTGGGACCTCACGTTCCCGAACTCGAAGAAGCCCAAGGAGGTGCAGAAGGGGACGGAGGACGCGGCGAAGCAGATCGGCCGCGCGACGGGCGGCGTGTTCGGTCACACCGAGAACACGTCGCTCGAAGCGAAGGCCCCGACGATCAACGCCGCGGACTGGGCGCAGGGAATCAAGATCCCGAAGGACGACATCCTCGACACCGTCGGGCAGCCCGCGCACTGGTTCTCGGGTGGCGGCGCGGAGCTGTCACTGGCGTCCGCCGGCGAGATGGGTTCGCCGGCGTGGACGAACATGCAGGAGCGTCAGACGACGCTGCGCAGGTTCATCATCGACCTGGGCAACTACGCGCTGTCGCAGTTCCCGGAGAAGGAGCTGCCGCCGCGCGACGAGTGGCTGTGGGACGTGACGTTGCCGACGATCGTCGGCAAGGACGCGGTGCGCGAGGCATCGGTCTTGAACAGCCAGCTCACCGCGATCGGGCAACTGCAGGACCTCGGGCTGAAGCCGAAGGCGGCGGTGCGCGAAGCGGTGAAGCTCGGCAACTCGTACGGCCTCGAGCTGAGCGAGGACGACTTCGACACCGACGGCGCCGGCATCCGCTCGCGCCTGGCGTGGCCGGGGACGACGCAGAACGCACCGACTCCGCCGGATCCGGGCGCCGCGGGCAAGGTCACGCCGGACGGGCAGACGGGTGACGAGCCGCGCGCCGATCGCAACGGGACGCCTGGACGCAAGGCACCCGCGGGAGTCGCCTGATGGCGGAGCAGAGGTACCGCGCGTCGCTCAGGTACGGCCGGGGCCGTTTCTTCCTGAACCGCGCGCACCCCGTCGAGGTGCAGATCTTCGACAAGGGCGAGCCGCGCAACTGCTCAGCGGTGACCGAGGTGGTGCGTTTCCGCGTGTGGAAGAAGCCGAACTCCACCAGCTACCTGGGCGGCGCGACGGCCGGCGATCTCGCCATGACGAAGCAGCTCGGCACGGCGGACGATCCGGGCGGCGTGTCGTCCACCGCTGGCGACACCGGGATCGTGCGCGTGACGTTCACGCCACGCGCGCTCGCTGACGAAATGAAGTGCGAGGTCGTCATCACCGACACCGCGGTGGCCGACACGACGACGCGGAGCGGCTTCAAGGAGCTGCTCGTCGAGGAGCCCTGGGACTCGGATGTCTCGGCGGCTGGGCCGCAGGCCTGATGCCGACCTTCGTTCCTGGGTCCGGCAACTGGACGGCGTGGAACACGTTCGCCGCTGCCTTCGGTCAGATGGGCTCGGGCCGCTACAGCACGCGCAAGCCGCTGATCCGCACGATCGACAACCCGTATCAGACGCGCAACGACGGGTTCACGCTCGCTGTCCCGGCCTTCCACAATGCCGAGATGGACTACGTCGCCGGGTCGCTCGACGGCGGCGACGTCGCGGACACCGCGGTCATGGCGCAGCACCCGACGAACTCGGTGTGGGCCTACCTCTTCGCGATCCCGTCGGGCCTCGCCGACGGCCTGCATGAGATCCGGTTCCTCGGCGTGCCGCTCAAGGGCTACGTCCGGCACCTGGCGGGCGCGCTCGACGCGGGCAGCACGGCGCAGCTCTACGGCGAGCACTCGTTCTTCTTCTACACGAACGAGGACCAGACGCTGCCCGAGGCGGAGTACTGGATCGACGTCGGCGGCAACGACTCGAACAGCGGCACCTCCGAGGGCAGCCCGAAGCGCACGGTGAGCTCGGCCTTCGTCGCCGGCGTCGCGGCGCTCGGCGGCGACCCGTCCGGCCTCATCATCACGATGAAGTCGGCCGGGAGCTACGGCTGGCCGAACACCTACACGCCCTACGCGAACGGGCGCCCGGTGATCCTGCGCGGCAAGTCGACGCTCGCGCCGACCGACTGCGTCCTCGACACGCGGGACAGCGAAGACGCCCGCGGCTTCCAGTGCGCGCACGTCCTGCTCCAGAACCACAGCTACGGCGCGATCATCGCCGCGAACGACACGAGCTCGTGCCTCGTCGCGACGAAGGACGTCGTCGTCCGCGGCGTGGACTACACGTCGTCCGTGGCGCCGTTCCAGAAGTCCGCGGACTGGGGCCTCGGCGTCTTCCACGAGGACATCGTCTTCCACGACATGAACACGGCCGCGCTCGAGGCGAACCTCGTCCGCGGCGCAGAGATCTACAACATCGGCGAGGACTTCCTGCGCGAGTGCGCCGGTTTCAACGTGGACATCTACTGCCACGAGGGGCGGCAGCCCGGCGCGAACCATTCGAACCTGATCCAGCACGCGGCCGGGCAGATCGCGAACTGCCTCTACTACGGCGTGAAGTCGCGCAACATCGGGATCGTCGCCGAGCACCCCGACGGCATCCTCATCCGCAACCTGTTCGCGGTCCCGGCGCACGAGGGCATCGGCTTCGTGAACGTCGATGTCCATGCTTCGGGGAACGCGCTCATTCAGCACAAGGTCAATCATCTTGTGATGAAGCACTGCACGTTCGGGACGAACCACGAATCGCCCCCGAGTGGCGACTACGGCGGCGCGCTCGCGATCAACGACGACCCGCCGGACAGCGCCGAGACGGAGGTCGTGGACCTGCTGATCCGCGGCACCTTCGCGAAGTCGTTCGGGATGACGCGGGTTCCGGCGTACCGCGTCGGAGATCCGACGTTCAACGGGCCGCAGTCGCCGCCCGTCACCGGCCCGTACACGGCAGACGGCACGGAGGAGTGGGCCGAGTACTGCCACTTCATCGACTCGATCGCGGGGACGAACAACCAGACCGGCGAGACGGAGACTGCTCTCTTCACCGACCCGGTGAACAACGACTGGTCGCCGAAGGCGGGCGGGTCGCTTGAGGGCGCTGTGCCGCGCACCGTGCCCTGCGACGTGAACTGGAACGCGCGCGCGGCCACGACGGCGATCGGCGCGGAGAGGGCCGCGTCGGAGGCCGGCGCGTCTGTGAAGCAGCACTACTTCGCCGGCGCCGGAGGCAACACCTACGCCATGGCGACGGGGGGTGCGTAGTGGCGGGCATCGACCTGACCAGCGCGCAGTACGTCGACTTCGGCGACATCGCCGCCCTCGCGAGCCTCGACGCGATGTCGGTGCTCATCACGCTGACCCCGAGCGGGGCCCCATCGAACGGCGAACGCATCGTCACCCAGTGGGGCGCCACGTCGCCCGCCTTCGTCATCCAGGTCGAGGCGAATGGCACGATCGAGTTCGGCGTCGTGTCCGAAAGCACGGGCTTCTTCAAGGGCCGCCAGACGAGCGCCAGCGGCTACGTCGTTGACGGCGTCCCCGTGCGCCTCGGCTTCTCGATCTCAGACGATCAGACGATGAACATTTGGGTCGACGGCGTGAACGTCGCCACGGCCGAGTGGGTCACCAACAACAACTTCACCGAATTGAAGAACTCGTCGCACCTCGTCTGCGTCGGCTACGAGCCGGACGAAGCTCTCGACGGCGTCGCCGGTCAATACTCCGAGTTCGCGATCTTCGACGCCCAGCTTGCCGACACGGACTTCGAAGACTACGGCGACGGGATCGCCACGCCCGACGAGCTGGCGGGCGTGGCCGACGGCATCGTGTACGTCCCCATGCTGACGTCCGGCGACATGACGGACCTCTTCGACTCGAACACCGTCACGAACCACGGCGGGACCTGGGCGGGCGGCGGCCCCGTGATCCCCGTCTTCATGAACCAGTACCGACAGAGGAGA